AATGTAACAGTTCTTGATGAGATTAATATTATATATGATTAGCTAAAGTTACAAAAGCATAATATATAATAATAAGATAATAGTATAATAATAAAAGATAATTTAACTGATGTTAAGTTGCTAAGAGTTATTAGTTAACAACTAAAGTTTAGTTATATAATAGATGATCATTCAGGGTTAATTTATCACATGTAGAGGTCTGATGATAGAAACATTGTTTTAACCCAACTTTGAAAGTCAATATGGCATTCGTTCTTAATCCTGATCAAGTTCGCACTAAGATGTTCTTCTTCTTGGCTGCACCTGATGATGATAGCAACATTGGTGTACCTAAGATCCTACTGCGTGATGGCCACTTGTGGAATATCATCCCAGTTGAAGATCTAGCCAAAGATGAACATGGGCATTATATTATCAAGATGGTCTCTAAGAAGACCGACAAAGAATTCTACTGGTACTTGAAGGATTGTGTATATCTTCAGTATCATGGTTCTATTCCTGAAGGGTATGGCGTTCGACAAATTGATGCTGATAACTGGCAGCCTAGTAATCTAGTGCTGAAGAAGCTCAAGAAGGGTGAGTTTGTTGCACCTGTTGAACTGGAAGAGATTGACGACTAACAAGTCGTAACACACAAGGGGTCATATCGGCGTATTATTAGCCCTTATGGCCCCTAAAAATCGTTATCTTGTCAGTTGGCAGATAACAAATGGGTCATCATAACTTAACTGTTATGGTGGCCCTTTATTTTCTATTTATTTTTGCGAACTGGAGGTGATATGTCTGGTGAGGTATCATACAGGAGATCAGTGACACCTGGTACACCTGTAAGTAGCAAGAGTCAGCAGAGGCTTAAAGATCTTAGATGTGATCCATTAGGTAGGTTAGTATTACAGCTAGCTGAGATAGATGTTGAAATTAATGAGCTTAAGAATAGTGGTAAGAGACCAGCTATGGTTATTGCTACACTAATGGCATTAAAGTATAATGTACTTAGAGAGCTTATGCCTTATGCTTATAGCAAGGTACCACAAGAGCAAGCTGCTAATGGTAATAATCTTCAACCTGTTATTATTAATATTGATGGTAAGGCTGTTATGGAAGAAGAGCAAGGCTTATTAGTTGAGATTAATGAAGCATTAGAAGAAGCTCGTGAAGCATTCCCTGAGTATAAGGCTCAAGGTGCTAGAACACCTATTGGCCCTGGATGGAAGACAGTGGTATGACAGTATTAATTATTGGTATACTGATGTTTATACTAGTTACATATATGTTCCTAGTAGATCCTAATCCATTATACTTCCTGATAGTAGCTGGTATTGTTGCTATAGAGGTAATGCATTATGTACACTGAAGCAGAGCTTGAAGAGATCATTGAGAGTGGTGTATTAGATGTAGTACAGATGACTGAGCTACTAAAGATAGCTGATGATACATCTTATCTAGATTTAAGTAGTGCTAATATGGATAGCTTTAATGAGCAGCCTAGCTCTACTAGTTTACATGCAGGTCAAAGTATTGTATTCAGTGATATGTTCCTTAAACGAGATATTAGATTTGCTACTGTAGCTGCTAGTCGTGGCTTTGGTAAGACAGTATTAGCTGCTGCATGTGCTGTTACTGCTGTTGATGAGCTTAATCAGTTACCTGCATGGATACCTAATAAGAAGGTAGGTATAGTATGCCCTACATATGATCAAGCTGTAGATATCTATTACCCATTACTAGCTTATCAATTTGGCTTAGAAGGTAGTGCTGATAAAGCTAGCCGTGATGCAGGTGTATTTAGGTTTCATAATCAGACTGAATTAAGGCTTATCTCAGGTGATGCTATTGAGCGTATGCGTGGTAAAGGTTATTACTTTGTTATAGTGGATGAATTACCTACATTTAATATGAAGGAGAAAGAGAAGCTTGATGCTATTGAAGCTATTATTATGCCATGCATTAATACTAGATGGTCACCTAAGATGGTGAGGATACTTAAAGAAGCGATACTCAAAGCTACAGGTGAATCTATTGAGATTAACCCAGGGCGGTTATTGTCAATAGCCTCTCCTAAGACTGAAGATACATTCTTTAAGTTATATGAGAATGGTGGAGTTATTCCTGGCTGGAAGAGTTATCATTATGACTATACTAAATCGCCTTATCTCGATCAAGATGAAATTGCTAAAGCTGCTGATACAATGGATCAGATTAACTTTAATAGAGAATACAAGGCTATGTTCCAAGATACCGGTGCTAACGTATTCTATAACTTTAATAAGCAGTATAATGTCTTACCTGCTGGTAGTGTTGTTGCAGCACCAAATGAAGATCTACATATATCAATAGACTTTAACATACGTAAGCAATGTAGTGGTGTATGGGTAGTACGTGGTCAATATGCATGTTGCATAGGCTATCTGCAAGGTAGCTATAATACAGATGCATTAGGTCAATCTATCTATAAGAAGTATGTCAATGAGCATAGATCTGCTAGACAGATACATTGCTATCCTGATCCATCAGGTAAGGCTGGTCATACTAATGCTCCAATAGGGCAGAATGACTTAACTATACTTGAAGGCTTTGGCTTTGATGTAAGAGCAATGAAGAATCATCCCAGCATAAGCGACAGTGTTAAAGCCACTAATGCTAGATTTAAAACAGCAGATAATCCTATCACTAAGAAGCCTGGTAAGCGTTATGCATTCATATTAGCTGATTGTAAGCCAGTTATTGATTCAGTTACTAAGACACAGTGGTTAGATAAGAATCCTGATACAGCTACTATCGATAAATCTATGGATATAGAGCACTTTAGTGATGGTATTAGATACATGTTTAGTTGGCTCTGGCCTATGACTGGAGCAAGAGTTGCAACTAGAGGCTTTAACTTCTAATGTTTTGGAGAATGGGAGAGCTATGAGGAAAGTAATACTACTTATTACATTGCTCTTATTGGTAGCATGCTCTAGTATGGTATACACTAAGACTAAGTTCTGTATTCTATGCTGGGAACAAATAGTTGACTCTGAGAATAACCCTCATGGTGATGGCGATAGCAAGTTCTTTAAACCTAATGTGCCAGCTGATAAGGCTAGTACACCTAATACAGTAAAGGAAAGATAATGGATCCTAATCTTGAACATATCATGAATCTTACTAAGAAGCCTAATGACTTATTTGACTTACCTAGCCAAGTAGATACAAGTGCTGATGTTAGAGAGCTTATGAATAAAGAGCTAGCTGCATATAATGCTAAAGAGCCTGATTTTATTAAACCTTTGACACTAGCTAGCACTGGTACGCTTGAACATAGTGGTGTTGAGAAGCTTAGTGATCTGAAGATGGACACTACTGGTAAGCTTGTTAAGGCTGTACCTCGTTCAGCTGCTAGCCTTATGCCAGCTAACTGGACTGTTAATGTTAATGATGAAGATGGTATTGATGCTGTTAATGCTATTACAGGTGAGATATTTCATGGCAGCATTAAAGAGTTTAACAAGTTTATGCGAGGTGAATGATGTACGCATCTAAGCAGCTACAAGATCCTAATCCACAATATGAGAGCTTATTTGATACATGGATTAAGTGTAGAGCTGTTATACATGGTGAGCAATATGTAAAAGAGCATGACATGTTAGTTACTGCTCAAAGTAACTTACTTATTCCATTCTCACCTAGCATGTCTCAGGATCAGTATAACTTCTTTAAAAGAGAAGCTGAGCTACCTGGCATTAATGCTCAATTCAGTAAGCTACTTGTAGGTGGGCTATTACGTAAGCCTCCACAAATAGACTACCAAGAGAATGTACCTGATGAGGCTAAGGAATGGATTAGCCAAGCTATTAGTGCTGATGGCAACTCTATTATGGGCTTCTTAGATGAAGTGCTATATGAAGAAGTGCAGACTAGTAGGGCATGGGTATATGTAGATTATCCTAATATCACTACTGAAGCTTATGATAAGCTAACACCTGATCAGCGTAAAGAGGTTAAGCCTTATCCAGTTATCTGGAATGCTGAGAACATTATCAACTGGAAAGTGAATAATGTTAATGGCAATAATGTGTTATCTAAGGTAGTTATCAAAGGTTCAGTTGAGAAGTATGTAGATGAATTAGAGACACATCCAGTATATGTTGATACTATCTGGGTACATGAGATTATTGATAACAAGTATCAGATTAGAGTATTTGAGACACCTACTGATGGTACTGATCCTAAAGCAGTTGCTGGTGTTGTAGTGACACCTAAGATTGTAGCATCACCTCAACTGGTTGATACTATTACACCTCAAGCATTTGGTAAGCCTCTGGATAAGATTCCCGCATGGCCACTTAATGGTAACATAGAGCCTATTGACCCTATGCTATTACCATTGATTGATAAAGAAGCAGCATTATATAATAAGACTAGTAGACGTAATCACTTACTCTATGGCGCATCTACCTATACGCCTTGGATTGCTAGTGATATGCAGCAGACTGACTTTGATAGTATTGTTAATCAAGGTTTAGGTACATGGATTAAGCTTCGTACTGGTGATACTATTGGTGTACTGTCTACACCTGTAGAAGCACTGTCAGATCTAGAAGCAGCTATTAAATCAGCTCTTGATGAGATTGCTAAGCTTGGTGTACGTATGCTTACACCTGAGACTGATCAATCTGGAGTAGCATTGCAATTACGTAATGCATCACAGACAGCTCAGCTAGGTAGCCTTAATACTAAGGTTAGCACTACTATGTCAGCTATTATTACCTATCTGATTAATCGTAGATATAATCTGCAACTAGTGCCTGGTGACATTCTCTTTACTCTTAGTGCTGACTTTGATCCAATCCCATTAGGTGCTGATTGGCTGAGGCTGATGACTGAGATCTATGAGAAGAATCTTATACCTCGCACTGCATGGATCAGCTTGCTTAAAGGCAATGATCTGCTGCCTAGCGATTATGATGATAAGGAAGGTAAGAAAGAGATTGATGAAGATGAACTTACTCAACCTAACATTAATCAAGTTGCACAAGGTATGAGCTACGCTAATAATGTAACTAAGCTAGTTAAGCAACAGAACGAAGTTAAGGAACCTCAGGCTAAACCAGCAGCATAAGGAGCTAGTATGAAAGATGCAATGACTAACATAGGTGACGCAAAAATAAATAGAGATGCTCTTATAAGGCTGTATACTGCTAGGTTAGATGGTAAAGTCAGTGTAGTTATTGATGATCACCAGGTTAATGTACAGAAGGCTCTTGAACAATTTGGTTGGAATAGCATTAAGCCTATTAATCCTATGCTTGATGCAGAGATAGCCAGGTTTAGTAAAGAGGCTTATCAGCTTACAGCAGGTAACCTCATAGATCTAGGTAATGATACTGTAGGTAGTACTATGAATAACCTAAATAGATCATTTAATAATTATATTAGGCCAGAAGCACCTCCTCGCTATATAGCTAAGGAGATAGTGTTAGAGACACCTCTTTATAAGAATCAGAATTTAGCAGGAATGTGGGAAACGCTTACTGATAATGAGCGTATGAGAATAGAACAGACTATTAGGTTAGGCTTATCTAAAGGTGCTAAGGAAGCAGATACTATTCGTGAAGTTATGAAGACGTTTAAGCTTACTAGGTCACATGCTACAGGTCTAGTTGTTACTAGTACTACTAGCGTATACAATCAGGTAGATCATGCCGTATATACTGCTAACTCTGCTTATCTTGGTGGCTATCAGTATATCTCTATACTTGACAGTAGGACTACTTTGATATGTACACACCTTGATGGTAGAGTATTTCCAATATCAGATATATCACATAGACCTCCTCAGCATTTTTATTGTAGGTCTACTACATTGCCTGTGCCTAAGTCATGGGATAAGCTTAGAAATCTAGATGCTGTTAAGGCAGTACGCAATCAGAATATAGCTCAGTTAAGTGCAGCTGAAATTGAGAAGTATGATATAGCTGCTGCTCATACCTTTACAGGTAATACATTTGAGAAGCTTAGCTATAATGATTGGCTTAGGGTACAACCTGCTAATGTACAGCTAGTACATTTAGGTGATGTACAGAAGCTAAGGTTATTTCAACAAGGTCAATTACTTGTTGATAAGTTCTCTACACCTAAAGGTGCATCAATAGGCTTGAGAGAGCTTAAGATGCTAACAGGTGAAGAGGGTACAGCTAATACAATGGGTGCATCTGTTGAAGGTACATCCAGAACATTTGAGCTAGCTAAAGAAAGGCTAGATTCATTGAACTTAGGCTTTACATCACCAGATGAGTTAATTAATAAGCCTGAGGCAATGACTAATCTTGTAGAGTACTATAAACTACAATCAGGTGATCTTAACGGTCAGCTTAGCTTAACTAACTACCGTGGTATACTTCCACATGTTAAGAAAGGTACTAAGAACAGAGTATTACAAGCTACTCCTACTGAAGAGCAGCTAGTATTTAATCCAATTACTAAGCGTCGTGAAGATGCTAGAATCTATGCTCCTAATAAAGCTGCTAATGAGCGAGCTGTTAGGTTAGTAGAGGATTCTGAAGTACTAACTGATAAGGATAAGGCTTTCATACTGCAAGTTAAAGATGAGCTAACTAGTAAGATAGGTATTAATGAGACATCTGTTGTTACTGATAATATTCGTGTAGTATTTGAACGTTTCAGGAAGAATGATAGTAAGCCTTGGCTAAATCTTAAGGCTGTGCTTAATACTGAAATGAATCATAGCTTAACTAACGTATCCGAATATATAGAAACTAATTTACGTAACAATGCTGATTTCTTTTATAAGATAAAGCAAGAGGCATTCTTAGACCCTATCCTTGGTGCTACACAGCTAGAAGACCTAGCTAAAAGCTTTCATGATAATATTATTGAGCGTAACTTATGGGAAGTTAGAAAGCTACCAACAATAGCTTGGGAGCTTAAGCCTTGGATTAATAAGGGTATACCTCTAAAGTTAAGGTATACAGTCACAGGTGAATCTAGAATGAGTGATGTAGCCTTAGATAATTTCTATGTTAAGTTTGCTAAGAAGCTAGCTCTAGATAATGCTCCTGATCGTGATCAACTTGCTGTTAGCTTAGGTAGAGATCTCTTTACAATGGCTAATATGCGTGGCTCTAAGAAGGAGTGGTATGACTCTGGCGTATACTTATTGGATAGAGCAATGGAATCAGGCTTCTATGAGCTTGAAACATTTGGGGTTAAGAAAAGAAGAATGCGTAGTAGGATGTCTGGCCAGTATTTCGGCCAATACTATGACACCTTCAGTCAGAATATTATCATCAGAGATAAACGAATCAAGCGTTATTCATATCTTAATAGAGCCATTGACGTAGGCTATCGTATAGGTGTTAATGATGAACTAAAGAATCAGATGTTTGTTAGGCCAGGTTACAAGACGTACTTTATTAAGAATAAGGCAGGATTCTATTATGATACTAGAATACCTATTACTTCATCCTCATCATTTGTTAATCTGCCAACAGAACTAATTGATGAGAATATGGCTGATGCTATGAATTGGTATAGCCAGTCACAGTATAAAGTAGATAATGAGTTTCATAGCTTTGTTGATAATATGCTTAACTTTAGAGATGATCGTGGTAATGCTAAGTTATATGAAGACCTAAATGGCTATAAGAAGTATATATCAGGTCGTAGTGATAGCTATGAGCGATTTAAAATGATGGAATACTTTAAGTCTAAAGATATGGCATTTAGCAATCATGCATTTATTGATCACCGTGGTCGTTTCTATGACTCTGGCTTTATTGGCCCACAGTCAGGTGAAACATTTAGACCGTTCCTAAATAGCCCTAAGGCTAAGGCTCTAGGTCAAGATGGTTATCATAACATTGTAGACCAGGTAGGTGGCTTCTTAGGTGGTTTATCAGATACGTTTGAAGGTCAATTTAATGGCTTATCGCAAACAGGTAGAGTGAAGATATTTGAGAAGTATAGGAATGACTTAGTAGAGATAGGTAAAGCTATTAGGCGTAATAAGCCTAATGATATTAGATTCATACTAGATCATCATATGATGTTAGAGATTGATCCAGAAGATCAAGGTAAGTTCCTAAGGTTTGCATTAGAAGTAGCTAAGATAGATGAGTATCTAAGAATACCTAGAGGTAGGCATATTGCTAATGTAACACAAGCTTTAATGGATGAACGTGTAGACGTTGCAGGTCTTGCTAGAATGCTAGGTGTTGAGAATAAAGCAGTAGCTAATTATGCAGGTACTCCAAGTGAAATTATTAAGTCACAAGCAGAGCTAATAAGGCTTGCTAAGACTGGTAAGATATCCGAATCAGATGCTAGTAATGCCTTAAAGTGGTTGCATACTACTGATGTAGAGCTTACTAAGACTAGGTATGAAAGAGCTACCTATAAGACATTTGATCACGATACAGGTGCACCTTTATCCACTGCAAAGATAGCAGAGAATAAAGAGAAGTTTATAGCACGCTCTAAAGGTAATACTCGTAAGTATATCACTACACAGGTAGTTGAAGAGCTTGGAGAATTGCTAGATGAGCATTTAAAGACGTCTTACCTTAAACCTGATAACGCGCTTTGAAAGCTATTAGGTTTGGTGAGGATACAGTAATTAAAGATGCTAATAGTATCTACTTTGGTAAGACCAATAAACAAGCAGCTGATATAGCTTCTAGAAAAGCAGGCTTGACCAAGACTATTACTAACTCAGAAGACTTAGTAGATGAATTAAATAAAGAGCTAGATAAAGAGGTCTCTAAGCTAGAGCTTAAGCCTATGAATGTTAAAAATCCTTATTCTGAGGATAATCTTAAACACTTAGATAACTACATGATTGATGTAGCATTAGAGCAAGATGCATCCTCATCAGGTGCTCAGATTATAGCATTGACTACTAAGAATAAACAACTAGCTGAGCTTAGTAATGTAGTACCTACTAATCAAAAGAGGCGACTCTATGACGAAGTAGCTGCTGCAACATATGATGATCATGAATTTAAAGAGCTAAATAAGAGACTAAACATATCACTTAAAGATCTTCGTAAGGCTAGTAAGATGCATAACATGGTTACACTATATGGTGCTGGCCAAAGAACTGCATCATTGAATGTAGAACGTAAGTTAGCTAAAGCATTAGGTAAGGATAGCACTATACTTGTTGTAAGTACTAAAGAGCGTGATGCTGTTCTTAGTGAGATCTCTGCTAGAGCTGCTAAAGTCAAGCGATGGGATCCTGAGACAGCTGATGACCTTATGGGCTTACGTAAACAAGTTAAGGATATCTTTGACAAAGGTATATCACCAGATGCTGAGCTAATGGATGAGCTGTGGTGGCTTGATCCTAAAAGTAAAGATTTTGTTGAGAAGCTTAGTAGAGACTACGCTGAAGTTATTACTCCTCAAGACTTTGCTGTTATTGGTAAGATCATGACTAAGAAGATGGAAGAGCGTGTTCCTATTCTTAATGACTTTACTAAGTTCTTTGGTAGAGTAGCTCAAGAATTCTTAGAGACAGCTAAGCCTGCTGAGGCTGAATTTGATTGGACAGGATTAATAAAGAAGAAAGCTTTTGGTGTATATAAAGGTGGATACAAGATTAATAAGTATCTAGGTAGGATACTAGGTATAGACTCTAATATACCTTTATTTGAAAATGTACTTAAGGCAATACCTGGCTTTAACCCTAATAGCACTATTGCTGAAATATTGCTAGGTGTTAGAAGCCCTGATTATAGACCTACTGGCAAGAAGTTTGGATTCAAGTTATCTTTTGGTGATATATACCAGGATATAAAGCTAGGTGTATTTGGTGAGCCAGCTAAAGGTGGACGTAAGAACTGGACACAAGTACCTTGGGTTAACTTTGATAATAAGGTATTGGAACAAGTATACACTCAGCGTTATGAAGAACGTCTTTACTATAAAGACAAGGATGGGAACATTATTACCAATATTGTTCAAGTAGATCAGAAAACAGATCCTACATGGTTTGAAGAGCTTACTAATAAAGACGGTAAAATAAATGATATAGCAGATTCTACTGGAGCAAGAACAGCATTTGCCGTTAACGGTAATCACAGTAACGATGCTGTCTTAGTTAAACAGTTTGTATTATGGGGTAAGAAAAACAATATAGGTGCCACTACTATTCATGATGCATTTATGACAAATGCAGCAGATATGCTAAAGGCTAAAGAAGCACTTAGAACTATTTATGCTGGAGTACTAGACGCCAATTCAGTTAAAAAGACTTTAGATTTACTAAGGGAACGAGGTCTACCTAAAGAAGCTTACGATAGATTCCTAGCAGAAGCTATTGAGAAGGGTATCATTCCTGTAGCAGGGAAGAGCCGTATTGGTAATAAAGTTCTAACTGAGAGTGACATCTTAAAAGCATCAGATATCCTGAAGGAAGTTCCTAAGGAATTTTGGAAGTCTAATGAGGGCTTCTACGGAGTTGGATAACCGCTGTTGTACAGCAAAATATCAGGCTTGTAGCCTATTGGAGTAATGAATGCCTGCAAACAATCCAGCAGATCCCGGTAGTACTGGTGATCCCAAGAACCCTGATCCTAACAATCCTGATCCTTCTAAGAAAGAGGATCCACCCAAGAAAGAAGACCCAGCTGATCCACTAGCTAATCTGAAAGCAGAAGATAAAGATCTTATCGCTAAATTAGTTGAAGATAAAGTAAAAGAAAGCATTAAAGATATTAAGACTAAGCTTGATAGCGCTTATACCTCTCGAGATGATGCATTAAAGAAGCTTGAAGAAATTGATAAAAAGAAGCGCAAAGAAGAACTGGATGCACTATCCGCTGCTGGGAAGCATAAGGAAGCATTCGATCTTCAACTAGCTGAAGTTACAGATAAATACACTAAACTAGAACTCGAGAATACAGAGCTCAAGTCCAAATTAACAGAAGCTACACGTGACTCAGAAGTAAAGGAGAAATTAAAGGAATACAAGTTTAGGAGTGTAAAGGCTTCTAATATGGCTTTTAAAGAAATTAGCGATCAACTAGTAAGGAATGACAAGGGTGAATGGGTACATAGGACTGGTGTTAAGCTGAATGATTTTGTGGCTACTTTCGCCAAAGATGAGGCTAACGCTTTCCTCTTTGAACCAGAAGTTAATACTGGACTGGGTAATAACAGGCCTGGTGTTAATGGAGGCGGTACTCCCAAATCCCTCTTTAAGATGTCACAAGCTGATGTCATGAAGATGGCTGCGGAGGGTAAACTACCAACACGTAAGTAATTAAGGAATCGCAATGGGTGCACGTAAAGACATTCCAGGCGCAGAAGAATGGGTCCTGCAAGAATCAATTGCAGCCTATACTGATGAAGCCTATACTAATGCCAAGAAGTACTTGGGTACTGGCATTACTGGTGCTGAAGCACAAATTGATAAATCTACAGAGACCTTTATTGGTCAGCTTCGTTGGAAGAAGCCTCTGAAGCCGGTTATCAACGTTGCATCGTTGGTCGATCCGACTGACGGTCTGCGTACTGGCGTTGATACGGACATGGCGAAATACGTCAAGACTGTCCGTACGCATGGCGCTATGCAGGTTAATATGCAGACTGTTGTCTCTCAAGAAGATGGCTTGGCCAAGATCGGCAAGGACTTCTCTGAGACCAAGTCTCAAGATCAGAACGACTCTTTGGTTGCAGTGTTGAAGGGTGTTGCTGTTTCTGAAGCAGTGATTGGTGCTGCTAACGGTGGCAAGGGCTTCCCTGTTGGTCTGGGTGGTCAAACCTTTGACAATGATCCTGAAAACCCAGCTTATGGCTTCTATGTGGACCTGGGTCTGAATAAGATCATCATGGATTCCACTGCAGCTGTGCAAGGTGCTGCTCGTGCACAATTCTTCCTCGATGCTCTTGGCATGGGTTGGAAGGATTATGAGCCGCCGTTTGCTTATCTGACCGTTACTCCGCAAGTGTTGGCTAGCTTGCGTGCTGCTAACATGGTTGATACTGACCGTGTTACTGAAGGTAATATCGAGTTTAGTACCATTCTTAATGGCAAGTTCCGTCTGATTCCTTCCCGTACTAATCTCTCGTTTAGTGCTGCTGAGCTTACGAGTATTAATGGTGGTGCTGGTGTGGATATCGTTGGTCCTAAGACCTCGATGATTATCCTGCCTAACAGTGTTATCATGGAAGAGCTGTCGGTGCCTATCCCTGTTGAAATCCAGCGTAATGCTGCCTCCTATCATGGTGGTGGTACTACTGATATCTGGTATCGCTGGGGTTATATCCTGCATCCGCGTGGCTATAACTGGTTCGGCAATGAAGATGCCTTCGTGCGTACTACTGCTTGGACGGAAGTTGGTCATGGTGCTGATAATATGACTACTCTGGCTGGTGCTCCGATTGATGCCACCACTAAGGGTGCATTCGAGCGTAAGGCTACTTCTGTCCTGTCGCTGGGCATTCTCCCTATCTTCCACAGTTAAGCTATAGATCTATTCACCAAAGGAGGTTGCAATGGCTTTAACAGTGGGTGTAAACTCCTATGTCACCTTAGATGAGGCAAATCTCTATTTTGCTGATAGAGTTAATGTAGCTGCCTGGTCTGAAGCTGATGATGGAACTAAGGCTCAAGCTCTTATTACAGCTGCTCAGCAATTGAACCTCACTCGGTGGATAGGTGTTATTGCAGACAAGTCTCAATCCCTCGCTTTTCCACGGATAGGTTCTTATTTTGAGCCTTTATATAATGAAATAGTAAAGCTTGATGGAACAGCAGTACCTAAAAGAATTACTACAGCTAATATGGAGTATGCATACCATATGTTGAACAACGATGGTCTGCTAGATGCTTCTGGGTCTCCTGATCGTATTAAGGTTGATGTTATAGAGTTAGAAGGTCTACAATCAGGTGCTGCTGCAGTACCAGCTCTCTCTAGTACCGTCTCTGGTCTAATCGATCCTCTACGGTATGAGAATGGTATGGCAACCTCTGGTAGGCCTCCAGGTGCTTGGTGGCGAGCTAATTAAGGAGAACGTTATGAGAAATATGGTTAAAGCTAATGTCAAGAAAGCCTTCGCTATGTTAGGTGATCTTAAGACCCCAATTATGTTTATAGGTAAATCAGCAGATTCGTTTGACTATACGACTGGGCTTCCTGTCTTCGGAGAGGAGCTTGTTCGTACTATCTTAGGTGTAGAGACTAAAGTTAAAAGAGAAGATAATACAGTAATTACCAAAATTATATTCAACTACGAAGACTTTAGCGACATAGACATGCTAGTTCCTAGTGTGTATACAAAGGTTAGGATTAGAACTAATGAGTACAAGCTCCTTAATCCTGCTATCAACAATGGGTATTCAGTTACCATAGAACTTAGTGAGAGTACAGCATGAGCACTATCGTACTAAACCGATATGCTACCCTACAAGATCATCTCTTCCAGATATTCGCATCATCTGCCTGGATTTCAGAACAACTAGCTATTATACCTAAAGGCTTTACAGGTTCTAAACCAGTACAAGAGTATATTGAATTCAATCCAGTAGTGAATGGTGCAGGAAGTAAAGATAGCCTAGTAGGTATCCTTTATGTAGAAGTCTACACGACACTAGACCTTGGACCCAAAAGAGCTTATGAAATAGCAGATATCTTAGATAAGTACCTAGCTGGAAAATCTTTTAAGCTGGCCATAATTGCATCACCCTCACAACATGAGTTTGATCCTAGCGATGCGGTCACACAGTTTCAACGTAATAGTAACTTTTCTGTTCGTGGAGAATCACCTGGTAGTAAGGCGTTTCTGATGTCTAACTACCAAATTCAATTTGGTTTCTATCGGAAGGAACTTTGATGAGCCACATCAATTCTATTGGCGCAGGTATGTTCTCTGACATGTCTGTTGCATTTGATGCAGCAGGCGCAGCACCTCCGCCAAGCCTTACTTTGCCGCCTGCAGCTCTGGAAACGGCGTTTAATGCGCTGTTTGCAACTGAAATTGCATCCGTTGGTGGTGTTGGAGCTGTTGGTACCTTTGTACGCATTCATAATGTGCGTACTTTCCCGGCTATCGGCACTCCGCCTAACATTGTTAACGTCCCAACTTACGGTCAGTCTACTTCTCTGCAGATTCAAGGTCAAGCTGATGCTCCTTCTATGGAGATTACGCTCAATTACGTTGCAACTGACTGGGCTACCACTGCTAAACTGGGTGGTCTTATTGGCACTGGTAAGCAAGGCACATTTCGCTTTGCACTGCTTAATACCCCTCCTCCGCTGTGGGGCTCTAATGCCACTGGTCTTGGTCAGGTTGAAAACACTATTTGGTACTTCGTTGGTAAGATTGACTCACTGCTTGTGACGCCTAATCTGACTGATGCTAACCAGGCGACCATTGCTATCACCATGAACTCTAAGGTTTATGGTGCTTACACGGTTGCTGCTACTGCAGAAGATCCTGTTGCATAAGCTTAATTAAGCACTCAAGGGCGTCTCTTTACGGAGGCGCCTTTTTACCAAAATCTTGCATATTGTAACATAAGGGGATTGTACATCATGATTGATGTAAAATATAAAGCTCCCTTTGATATGCGATTTGTTCTCAGTGTCACTATAATTCATATGCAAAGATGCATAACAAGTAGCATTGAGAAGACGTTTAATCGCATTCCTGAATTTGAAGGTGATGTGGATAAATCTACTGAAATCTTCAAAACGCTCGCAATGCTACATGGCATGCGAAATAAATTGAATCAAATGGTATTGACCACCGGAGAGAAGAAATGAGCATGAAGAGCCTTGTTGGTAAGCGTGTTTCGAAGAAGGTTAAGTTTATGAATGAGGATATTGTTATCAATAAGCTTAGCGTGGAAGAAGTACTAGCACTCCAAACTGAGAGTGCTGATCTTAAAGAAGATAACACTGATGGTTTGCGTGTTCTTCGTAAGATTATCCGTAGCTCTGTAGAAGAAGCTAATGAGCTGACTGATGAAGAGTTCAATAAGCTGCCTATGGCTGAACTCGCTACTCTCTCGACTGAGATCATGAAGTACTCCGGTATGGGGGATGATACAAAGGGAAAATAATACTCTCTGATGAAGAGCTGGCTATCTTTGAGCTGGCTTTTCATCTAAAGTGTTCCGCTTATCACATAAAGTATGAGATGTCATATGAGGAATTTACAAAGTGGCAAGTCTATTTTAATTTGCGACCTGTTGAATGGAGAGATGATAACAGAATTATGAAGATAATGCAGTGTTTAGGTGTTAAAGAATCTGCTGATAAGATATTTGAGTCTATTGCACTAATGAAACAAGGCGATAAGGAAAGACATCAGCGTAATGAGATGGTAGCTAGCCTACGTAACTCTGCTGTGTTGCAGCATTTACTAGGTGCAGTAGGCGGTGATAAACTTGACCTATTGGAGCAACTATGATAAAAGTAAAGGGCTTAGAGATTGCAGTAGCTAAAATGAATAAAGATATACAAAAGCAAATAGATAAAGAAAGCATTGTAATTTTAAATCAAGCAGTAGATAAGCTATCAGATGCTACACCTGTAGATACAGGTAGAGCTAAGAATGGTTGGGAACTCATAGAAGGTACTATTGTAAATAATGTACCTTATATATCAGAATTAAATGAGGGGCACTCTCAACAAGCCTCTGCAAAATTTGTTGAATCCACACTCATATCCATTCCTCAAATAAGGCCCAATGGTGTAATAGTGGTTGAAAAGGACTAGTATGTCCGGTATACTTATTGACGTAGATGTAGGTGGCAATTCCAACAAGGACATAGCCACAATTAATAAGAACATTAGGACTATAGGTACTACAGCTACAGCTGTTAGCAAATCATTAGAGAGCTCGTTAGGTAATACTAAGCTAGGTGCTTTTGGTAAACGTATTACTGATCTAATACCTAGCTTTAAGAAATTAGATACTACTGCTAATACTACATTTAAGAACATCAGTAATAGCGCTAGTGATACTACTAAAGCAGTTGATAAAACTAGTGGTTCTATTAAAGGTTTAGCAGTTGCACTAGGCTCTATAGCAGCGTTATCCGTAGTTGTAGCTAAAGCTAATGCATTTACTAATATGCAGAATAAGCTTATGCTAATCACTAAGAGTAGCGCAGAGTTAAACGCTTTACAAAAAGACTTAATTACCACTAGTAAGGAGTCTAGGTCTTCATTAGAAAGCACCACAGCGTTATATTCTAAGTTTGCAATTTCATTATCTGAAGCTAGTATATCATCAACTGATTTCCTTAAGGCTACTAAGACTATTCAGCAAGCAGCTGCTATATCAGGCTCCAGTATGGAATCTGCTAATGCGGCTATTACTCAGTTAGGTCAAGGTCTTAGTTCAGGTGTTCTTAGAGGTGAAGAGCTTAATTCAATTATGGAACAGCTACCTAGAGCGGCTAAGCTAATAGCTGAAGGCTTAGGTGTAGGTATAGGTGAGCTAAGAGCTATGGGTGCAGAAGGTGAGTTAACATCTGAGAAAGTATTTAAAGCAATCCTAAAAGGTAGTAAAAATATCAATGAAGAATTTGGTAGGACTAAGATCACTGTATCTCAAGCCCTAACCGCCTTAAATGATTCATTAAGTGTACTGGTAGGTACGATAGATAGGCTAACAGGCGTTAGCAGTATATTTAGTAAAGTTACTCTAGATTTAGCTAATAGCTTCTTAGATCTAGCTAACTATGTTGATGCAGCGGTTACTAGTATACAATCAAGCTTTGCTCTTTATATCCAGACTATGACTAAAGTGTCATTCTGGGTAAACTATATAAATGGTCTTAAAGTAAACTTAACTAATATCTTTGAGGCTAAGGGTCTCTTAGCTGAGATGAGAGGTGTTAAAGAGATAGTTGGCTGGATAGACGAGCTTAGTGCGTTGAATATTATTGAGCCTATTTTAACTAGAGCTGTAGAGCTATTTAATAAGCTAAAAGTACCAATGGTAGAGGTTATCAAACTAGCCTATGCTATCGGTTATGCATTTATAAAGTCATTTACTACATTTAAGTATATGATACCAGAGATAGGTGCTCCAGTATTAACTGTATTTAAACGCGTAGAGATGGCTACATTAAACTTAGGTGCTACAGTAACAGCAATGACAGCCCATACCCTAACTAATATAGGGTTATTCGCTGATGGTATAAAAGAATTCTTAAATGTATACTGGTTCTGGGATACAAGATCTGAAAGAGCCTTATACGATATAGCCGGTGCTAAAAGTATACAGGATTTAACACGTAAGTTTTATGAATTAGGTGATGCGCTATCTACGCGTAATTGGGCTACCATGAGTGTAGTTATTAACGATAAGATAAGTCTTGTTAAAGGTCTTACCAATTGGATGCATGGTCTAGCTGCATCCGTAGGCTTAGTAGAGACAAAGCTATTGTATGTGAATAACATTCGTTTTGATAGATTACTACGAGCTATACAGACTGTAACCACAGCTATGTCCTACTTATATAGCGGTTATATCTTACCTAAGACTACTGAATTTGTTACTAAAGTTTATACTAATATTATGTCAATTCTTATACCTGTTACAAATGCTTTAATTAGTATTATTGAAGGTCTTGATGGTAGAGCTATGGCTAGGAGCTTTGCAGACTCTATAATTAAAATTGTAAACTTTGCAATAAATGGTATTAAGAAGTTTATGGGTAGCATTGAACTACCTTCATTCGATGCTGAGCTATTAGACGTACTAGGTAAGCTCTTTAGTGAAATAGGCGCGTTCTTAGATGAAAGCTTCAGTATACTACTGAGTGCAGACTTCTCAGGCATTATAGATAGCATAGTTGATAAAATAGGTTCTGCTGTATCTAAGATAAACCTTGTACCTCTTGTAAAGATACTCTTAGCTCGATTAGAGCAAGCAATTACATTCCTTTCTTCTAAGTTGGCTGATAGCTTAGCTAAAGTAACAGCTGATAATATTATGGAGTCTTTTACATACTACTTTAATAAGCTAAAGATCAATCTTAGTGCTGGTGGTGTATTTGATGATATGATTGATAGTATAACTGCAGCCTCTAAAGATCTAATGGCTAATGCTATCAAGTTTATAGCACAGTTTATAAAAGCGGTTATAGATCTGTTTGCACGTGCTTATGATGAAGTTGTGGGTCATTCTTGGTGGCCAGATCTTATTAATGGTGTTATTGCTTATGCAAAAGGTATTAACAAAGCATATGCACCTATTCAAGCCTTTACATCATCTGTTTCTACAGCTTTTAAAGGTCTACATACAGCTATTATGGGTAGCCAAAACCCAATGGAAGTTATAATTGAGAGGTTTAAGCAGTTATTTAAAGAGCTGATTAACACTGCTGGTGCCTTTGCTCAAAGCTTTGGCTTAGTGATAATCAATGCAATTATCTTTGGCTTCCTAGACGGTAAGGCTAGGTTGTTCTTCATAGTTGAGCACATGCTCTCTGAGCTGTGGCACTTAGTTAAGTCTGATACTAAGTTATTTGAATCAATACTTGAAGATATTGGTGAGATGGCAGGTGTATACTTTGAACACGCTGCTCAAGTAGCTACCAATGCGATTAATGCTGTAATAAAGATGCTACCTGCTATTCTGAAAGGAATAGTTAGTCAACTAGATGGTGTACTTGGTACACTGCTGCAAGGTATTGTTAGTGTAATACCTAACGCTGTGCTAGCTGCCTTGCTTATGCTAGCTTACTTCTTACCCAAAGTTGTAAAAGGTGCATTTAGTAAAACTATAGCTCCAGCCTTAATTAAGCCATTGCAAGCAGGCCTTGCAAATGTGTCTAAACTTATACCTGGTAATAGCATACTACAGACACTAATTGTAGGTCGTCACCCTGCTCTTCTAGTAGCTGCAGCATTAGTAGCTACTAAAATGGTGTTTACAGCTGTATCTGCTGCCACACTAGGTACTATCGGTATACCTCTAATCTACCTGATGTTTATGGGTGATAAGAGTACTGCTAAAGTAACAGCAAAATTAACTAAAGATATTATTGGTAAGGTGTTACCTGCAATCTTTTCACCATTTACTACTGCACTAAAAGCTTATTGGGAAGTTGCTTGGGCTGCTATCAAGATGCCTGGCACTATCTTTATGGGTACTATGAAAGGCATGTTTAGGCCTGAGACTCTATTCCAAGGTCCTCCCACAGCTCTGAATGCTGCTGCGGATAACCTTAATGCTAGCTTTAGAAAGATGTTTACCAATATCAGAGCAGGTTGGGCTGACTATAAGGGTAACAAAATAAGTATTTGGCATTTACTGTTTGGTAAGCAAGGTACTAGAAAGGAAATGGCTGAATTTAAGGCTAATTTTAGTACATTCTTCTCAGAGATGGGTAAGAGTATTAGCAGTCGTTGGGCCAGTATTCGTAAGAGTATGGGTGCTGGGCCTGGTAGCATGCGTAACCGTATAGGTGGCAGTAGTTTTGGTCAAACTGCGCAACTAGCCTGGGTAGCTTCTTTAGATGCTATGAGTAAGGCTACTGGTGCCTTTGTAGGTTTTGTAAGTAGGAGCTGGGTTAAATTAGCAGAGCTTACGGGTAGACTTGGTAATGGTATAAGTACGGCAATGAGTAAAATTAATATTTCTAGTCGTGTTATTATAGGTTTAGTTGCAGCAATAGGCTTACTTGGCTCTTCTGGTGCATTTGCTGTAGGTATAGCAGGTATTGGTACTGCAGCAATGTCAGCTACCTCATCCATAATAAGCTTAACCTTAGCAATACTAGGTATGTACGCTAGTATTAAGCTAATACAGATACTGTTAAAGACTCGTAAGAAGATGACTGATGAGGGTTTTACCTTTGGTAAGGCCCTTCACGATTCAACTAAAGAATCTTTAGCAACTATGATGGAGATGTTTAGAGTATTTAGGACTGGATTAGGTAAGCTATTTAAAGGTATTGGTGATTTATTATTTAAATCTATTGACCTTAAGAAATGGTTTACTGGCGGTTTATTTGCTAAGGCAGGTGACTTTGGTAGAGGTATAGGCTTAGCGTTAGGTGATATAGGTAGTTCTATTCGTAAGTTTAAGCCACCAAAGATTAAGTGGGCATCTTTGATGTCTGGTTTTACTGATTTTGCTGTTAAATTAGGTGAAGGTGGGTTTAAGCTAGGTTCAAGGTTAGCTGGTGCAATAGGGGCAGGTGCTAGCGGTCTTGCTTCAGCTTTTAGATTTATGATAACACCAGTAGGTGCTATGATAACAGCTGTTACTGTACTGACAGGTCTGCTTATTGGTGTACTAGGTTGGGGTAAAGCGTTTACAGATATGCTTTATAATATGGGTAAAGCTGTAGGTCAATTCTTTGGCTTTATTACAAAAGATAAAGAAGAATACCTAAAAGATAAATTCGAGGATATAGCCAAGGCTATACCGCGTGAGAAGTCATTAAAGCTGTTTGATGCTCAGACTTTACTACAAAATGTGGCCTACTTAGCAATGACTCAGGATCAGCTTAAAGAGCTAGAGACTCAGCTTAAAGCATTAGACAAAGCTCAAAGAATGTTTGGTAAGGATTTAGCTCAAGGTGGTGGCCGCGATTACGAGAAAGGTTTCCAAAGATCTAATGATGCTGCCGATAAGCTTATACAAACAGTATCAAAATTACCTAAGCTTACTGATACTGCTGGTGTAGACGTTGAGTATGCCAAATTACAGGAAGCCTTTAAGCAACCTCTAATTCAGAAGGAGCGTGTAGGTAATGCTGCAAATCTTGCTAAACAAACTTTTGAAGAAGCTTTAAAAGGTGATTTCCATATACTATTAGTACCAGAGTTTGATATACAAGGAGATAAGGCTCTCGCAGACTTTAGTAAGAAGGTACAGGATAAGATTAGTCTTGCGTCAGTAGATATGGGTAAGTATAAGGAATATATAGCACCAGATGAAAGTAAGCGCCTAGCTGAGTCATATCAAAAATTAGCTAAAATTAGAACTGATGTATCAAAAGGTGTAGAAGGCTCAAGAGAAGCTCTGATAGCGCAAGGTGATCTAACAGACGATTTAATAGGTAAAACTAGAACGCTAGCTAAAGAGCGGATGGAGACTGCAGCTGCCGCAGAATATGAAATAGATATCTATAGAACTACTGCACTTAGTTTCAGTAAGATGATTGATGAACAATTAAAAGATCGTTCTAAAGGTGAGGGTAACGCTGCATTTAAGTTCATGTCAGATAAATCATTACGTGAAAAAGCAGATGCAATGAAGGCTTATGGTGCTAATTTAGACTATGTGTTAACAGCAGGTGAGCTTGATACTCTGAAGCTTTATAACGATTCAATAGATAAAGTTGTTACCGCTATAAAAACTGGTCAAACTAAAGGACTTGGTTTAATTGAAAGACAACGTGCTAATGCGATGATATCCCTGCGGAATGATGTAGATAAAATATTCCGCGAGACTAAAGAATTTGGTGCTGGTTTAGAACAAGCGCTTAGCACTGGATTTACAGAGCTAGAAGGTACTGATAAGTTGGATCTTATAGCTCTTGCGCCTCAGACAGCTAGAGAACTTATAGATGCAGGTGCAGCATACAAAAAGGCAGAAGCTAGCTTATATAGGGCTGTGGCTGCAGATACTTACTCTGAAGAATATGGCTTACGTGATAAGTATCACGCTGCAGCTAAGCAAGCTAGAGATGAGCTGAAACGTCTAAATCAGAAAGCTCAAGATGCATTACCTAAAGATAAGATTGAGGATATCAATAAGGAGTTAACTAAGCTAAAATTACCTGAGTTAACTGTAGATCAGTTTAATATGCTAGGTGATAAGTCTAAAACTTTTGCAGATCAACTTAGATCCGTATCGTATAATTATGGAACACTGCTGAAGTTTAAGGGTAGTACAGAAGAGATGGTTAAGCTTTGGGGTAGATGGAAAGGTGAGATGGCTGCTGTGGCTGGTCAGCTGCAAGCTCTGACAGGTACTTATGGTGCCCTAGCTGCGGCTACTGGTACTAACGTTGAAAACTTAGCATTAAAGCCGTTGCTAGCGAGGAAGCTTAAAGAGGTAGATGATAGGGTTACACTAGGAAAAATAAATCTAGGTATGAACCCACTTGAGGAAATATCTAAAGAAATGACAGATAGCATAGAGAGAGCAGGTGGTCAACTAGCTATAGATCTTAATACTAGAAAGGTATTAGTCGCTGAAATTGAGAAATTAGCTACAGAACCTTTTAAGAATATTAACCAATGGCATTCTGATGATTATGCTAAAGTTGGTTTATCAGCACCTTCGCAAGCAGATATAGCTAGGGCAGGCAAGGGTGGTGCTGCTAGAGCTCAAGCTTTCCTAGATGGTGCTGCAAGAGTAATGGAGAAGTATAAGGATAATCTTGGTGATCCAATGGCTCAATTAGAGCTAGCTAATATCCAAGAAAAGATGAATAAGGCTTTTGAGTATAAGCCTAAGGATCCAGTAAATGTTGGTGATTTCATGGATAAGCTTGGTCTTGGCCCAGATTTAGCTGATACTGTATTAGATAATATGAAGGTACTAAAAGACTTAGAAGCACAATTAAACAAACTAGAAGTTTTACGTAAGAAGGCACCTACTAAGGGTAATATTGCTGCTGCTAGAGAAGCAGAAGATGCATTAGCCAAGGGTAAAGAAAAGGTAACCATAGATAATGAGAAGTATAGTAAGAAGCTTGAAAGGCTTGGGTTAGGTGGTGGTTTAGATAGCGTTATGTCTCAAGATGCTGTTAAGCGTGTGGAAGATATAGCTAAGTACATTAAAGAGTATACTGAACTACGAGATAAGCTGAAACCAGGTGACTCTGCAAAGGTTGACTATAGTGATGCTATACAGACATTACAAATTGAATCAGACAAAGAGTTAGCAAAAGCTAGAGCTATAATTGAGAAAAAGAATATTACATATGCTAATTTTATATCATCTGAAGGTATGAACGAAGACTTAGCTCAGAATCTATCTGCTAGTGCCCAAAAGCAACTTAAGAATATTCAAGATGAAGTAGCTGCTAGTCTTATAGCGCAAGGTCCTGTTGATTGGGATTCTGAAGCTAGTGTAAAGGCAGCTATAGACTTCGCTCAAGGGTTGAAAGATACCAAAGAGCGTATGGAAGCTATAATAACAGATGCTTTAGCCGGTAACCCGCTAGCATTAGCTAAGCATAAACTAGATCTAATTGGTGAAGACTTTGGTGGAGTAATTTATAAGTTAGATACTGAGACTCTTAAGAATGTTACAGATCTCGCTGAGGCTATTCGTAAAATTAGAAATACATTGGCTAAGCCTACTGGATTAACTCCTGAACAAATAGCTGCAATGCGAGCAGGTCTAGAGCAGAGTGAAAGAGATCTCCAAGACTTAAAGTATGACTATGCAGAAATGGTAAGGGCTGCAGGTGACTCTTTCTATTCCACTGTTAAGTCTGGTATAGAATCTCAAGTCACTGAATTCCTAATGCTTAAGCAATCAGGTATGACTACTCTTAAGAATGTTGCACAAGACTTTACACAAGGCTTAGTTAAATCTTTTGTTGAGGGTATGACTGAAGCTATGTTTGAGACACAAGCAACTAAGAGTATGTTTAAGGATTTAGGTAGCAAGTTCTTCCAATGGGGTTCTATGATCCTCCAAGGAATTGGTATGTTTAGTGGTGCTTCGGCCCCTGCTGCAGGCTCAGGTACTGTAGGGCCAGGTATCAAGTTTAAGCTAGCTGAAGGTGGCCCAATATTTGGTCAAGGTACAGAGACCTCTGATAGTATTCCTGCATTCTTATCCAATAATGAATACGTGGTAAGAGCCTCTAGAGCTAAGATGTTCAGACCAGTCCTTGATGCTATTAACTTCGGTAAGAATACACCTAAGTTTGCAGCAGGTGGCTCTGTAAGTACTGGTTATGGTACTTCTGCAATGAACTCTGCAGTAGCTAATAGAGATAAGGAAATGGCTTTAATGAATTCAGAAAAGAGTCTAACTCAGACTTTTAATATCGCAGTTACTGGGGATATTAGTAGACAGACTAGAAATGAAATATCCAGGATGCCTAGAGAGATTGCATCGATGGTGAATAAACAAAATGTTGATTGGAATAAACGACAATAACCTAAATAGGAGGGGCTTAGGCCCCTTCTTAAGGAGTTCTACATGCTATACGGCATACTGAAAGAAGATCCGAGTATAGCTAATAATCGAGAATTGACGGCAATATTTGCCACTCCTTTAGCCATACTAAGTGAGCCATTGGGCGTTACTGCAGAATCTATTAACTTTAAACGTTATACAATGGAACAGACTGCCCAGCGATGGGTTATTGAGTCTGATGTGAATCCAGGTAACGAGCTACCAGACTTTCTTTCTGATCGTTTAACCAAGGGTGATAGTGGTATTGTTTATGTGCAGTTCCCACAACCCTACTCTGCAAGTAATAAAAAGATTAATGGTACACCAAGGACTTTACAAGCGCATCAAAAAAGAACTAAGACAATTAAGGTATCAGGTACACTAATACCTAACCTGTTTATTAGTATTGGTAGCTTCCCATCTAAAGTTTATCTGATTACTAGAGTTGATTCAGCTACCCAAGAGATTGATATCTTTCCAGGTCTAGTTAAAGATATGCCAATTGATTCCGTTATATATCATAGTGAAAATGTTATTATGCGAGCTAACTACGGTGGCGATGTTGTTAGAGGTATCAAGTATGAGGGTGGTATACTAGCTAACCCAGGTTCAGTTAAGCTAGTGGAGGTAGTATGAGCAGACGAATAGGACCAAAGCTAAAGAGAGTTATTTTAAAACCATTAACTAGAGCCTTTCTACTAGTTAAGCTAGGTCCATTCTACGATGATACTTACCTTAGAGAGAGTACAGATACCACTGATACCTTATTTGATGGTGAGAACTATACCTGCGCAGCTACGATTATATCCCTAGATACGCCTACTATCACTAGTGGTGTTGATAAAGGTGCTTATAATCTTAGCTTTATAGATAAAGATTACTGGTTTCGTAATAAATTTGTACATGGAGTTACGGGCACTAAAGCAGAAGTTAGAACCATCTTTATAGATGTTGATGGTGAGTTTGATGAAGATCAGCCATTGCTAGAGCCTGAGAATACTATGATTATTTACAAAGGTACTATAAATAACTATAGCTATACTATATCTAAAGAATCGCCACCTATTGTAAGTATTGAATTAGCATCACCTATGGGTGCCCTATCTCTGGTAAGATCCATTGTTACTTCTCAAAACTGGATGAGGCAGAAGTATCCAGAAGATAATTCTTATGATAATATCTCTGATGGCTCCAGACAAATAACACTTTTATGGGGTAAAGCATGACATTCTTTGTCTCTGCTATTGCCACTGTAGCGTGGGCTGTAGGTGGTACTGCCCTTGTAGGTGGGGCTGTCCTTATTTCAGGTTTTCAGTTAGGCCTTATACTAGCATCTTCTGCATTATCACAGTATGCTAACTATCAGAATAAAAAGAAAAGAAAAGAAGCTGAAGAAGCATCTAAAGGTACACAGCTAACTATTGAGAGTAGCGTATACGTAATACCTATAGCTTATGGTCGTGTTAAAATTGGTGGTGCTAGAACCTATCATAATGTTAGAAGTGACATGTTAGGATTCCAGATAGACAGATCATCAGTTTACTTTAACTCATATAGCTCAGAAGATTGGACTAAATGGCGTACTGATGTTGCATCGCATTATTTGAAGGCTACTGTAGCTGTTGTTGGAGGTGCTTATACTAATCCCACAAACACTGAGGGTATACCTTGGACAGATATAACACCGGCTAATCAGCTAGAATTACGTGAAAGGCATGAACCCTCTTTAGGTGGTGCTAGGCTATTTAGAAGTGGTGATGGTACTAATCTGTATAACGTAAAGGCTGCTAGCTTAGCAGGCCAAGCCTGGTTATTTGCAGGTTTAAAAGTGCTAATTTATCACGATAGCTTCTTAGATACGGATGCTAAGGTAGGTGTTGTACCGCCTGTAGGCCCAATGGAGTTACCTTATCTAATTAAGTATTATGATGCTGGACAAGGTTACATGGAGCTAGAAGGTTTAGATCCTAGCTCTAGTGGCATGCTAGGTGAGCCATCTGAAGATAATGATGTAGGCTATGAAGAAGGTAAAAAGAATGATCATATGTACTTTAGGCAGGTTCTATGCTATGAAGGTATACATAACTTTTTATATGCTGAAGCAGATGAGCAATCTATCCATACTGATAAGTTTAAAATAAGGGCTTTCTTCTACCCAATGGGTGGTACAGAAGATCCTATGATGTGGAATAACTTTGAGTCTCAAAGGTCTACACACTATTGGGAAGCTGCTACTATAGCTGTGGTTGCAGTATTAAATCGAGATGAACCGCAATATTCAGGTGTACCCAGTATTACAACACAGCTAGAGGGTATGAAAGTAGCTGAGTTGCTACAATCATCAAACTACCCTCCGCTATATGGTTTAGGTGCGCCAATCTATTCTAATAACCCAGTAAGAGTTTTAATAGACTATTTAACTAATAAAAACTACGGTAAAGGTTTATCTATAAGCGAACTAGACTTAGAGAGCTTTTATTTAGCTGCGAAGATAGCCAACCGATTAGTTCCTGTTAATGGTCAGTTTGACTTACAACCAAGAGGTCCATTCTGGCTTAGCAAACAGGTTATCAATGAGAAATATAATTTACACCTGTTTGAATTCAATGGTGTACTTGAAACGAGCAATGATATCAGATCCAATGTAGAGACTATACTATCTGCATTAGGCGATGCATACCTCTCTTGGGCAGAGGGTAAATACTACTTAATATTTACTTATCATGTACCTTATGAACCAGTATTTACTTATACAAGTCTTGGCTCTTTAACAGGTACTCCAGTAGTGGTAGGCCAACCCTCATTTTATGATAAGGATGACACTGTTTATTATGAATCAGATGTAGAGTTTGGTTACCCTGTAACTTATCTGGCTAGAAGTACAGTTGATGGTAACTTGTCTGATCCTAGAGATCCTACTACACATGGTCTTAGCTGGGTAGTTACTTCTCCTTATAGTCTTGTAGATGGTGCTGAGCCATCAGCTAATAACTATACTGGCTATGGTTTAGTGCAAGAGATTGTTACCGATGATGATATCATTTTAGATACTGAAGTCAGCTATACTTGGAATGATTCAGCTGCTAGGTATAACTTTTGTACAGTTCAATTTAATAGTGATGAAAAGAGCTTTAGAGAAGATTCTGCTAGTTGGCCACCTAAGTACAGTGCCACTAATCCTATCTATGAGACCTATTTAGCAGAGGATAATGGCTACTTCCTAGAGAATGAGGTTACACTAAGCTATTGCTCTAACTACTATCATGCGCTAGCTTATGCTGAGTACATCGTTAGAATGTCCAGATCTAAGACAGTTATTAAAATGGGTGTTAATAGAAGGCTAATAGCTATTATCCCTGGTGATATTATTAGGGTAGATAGCGAGTATCTTAATATACCTAACCAACTTATTAGAGTAACAGAAACTAAGCCTACCACTTTTAAGGATGCTGGTATACTTGAGATTACCGGCTATATATATGATCCTAGGCAGCTAGCTTGGAATGCTAAAGATGATGAAATAATTGAGGATGCTAAGTTTTACAGTGATCAAGTTAGACAAGCTACTAACTTAACCTTTACACCAGAGATTACCTATAATGCTAGTAGTATGGGTGAGCTTAACTGGGATGCTGCTGAGGATGCTACAGTTGAGAAGTATGCAATCTTAATTACTAATGTGCCACCTGAATCTGTTACATCAGAAACTGCATGGAACGAATTAACTATAGTACCAGGAACTAAAGCTATTTTACCGCTAATGAACTATAACTACTATACAGTAGCTGTAGTATCTATATCATCCGGTGGTAAGCGTGCTCCTCAGATGGATATCTCATCTGGTTCACATTGGCCATTGCTAGCTATTATAGCTACTAATTCTACGCTATCCTTTACCGTTGATGCGACACCTCCAAGTATCTTAGTACAAGATGATGCTAATGGTAATATTAATTATGGACCAGCTGCCTCACAGCTAAAAGTATCTAAAGGTAATGTAGATCTTACCGCTAGCTCTACTTATGCAATTAGCCAAACATTCTATTGTACTGCAGTAGTTAGCCCTACAGGTTTAGTACAGATTACTAGCATGGTTTCCTCTACAGCTGCATGTGATGTTGATATAACTGTAGATGGTAAGGTATATAATAAACGTATATATGCTTATTATGGTGGTGGTCAGTCAGTAGGTGGTGCTGTAGGTATAACACCAAAGCCTGAAGGTGTACAAATATCCGCTGGATTTACGTTCTATTATGTAGAATGTGAACCAATTAGTTTTGCAATTAATCATGGTTATCGTTCTACTCGAGTTTATGCTGCATTAAAAATAAGCGCTGCTGCACCAACTGTAGATCAAGCTAAAATAGCTATTGATGCATTTGGATTTGGTCATTTTATTGATGCACACCCTGGTGATATCTGGTATGTGTGGGTAGCATTTGTAGCTAATAACCTAACGGAATCAATTAAGGTAGGTCCATTCATAGCTCAGACTGGTCTTAATACTACAGCTATCTTTGATAAGATGCAGAATGAGATTGGTAATACAGTTCTGCAAAAGGATATAGCGTTAGATATTACAGAATTAGAAGCAGATATAGTTAGATTAGAGAATACTGATCTAGGCCTTTCAGGTAACATAATCAGTATACAAGAGGATATAACTTCTTTAGAAGCTGGACAAGCTTCCGCTAATGTAAGAATAACCGCAGTTGAGACTGAAAACGGTAGTCAAGCTAGCTCTATCACTACGCTTAATGCAGGTTTAGCAAATGCTGAAGTTAGAATCACTGCAACTGAAACAGTTAACGGTACTCAGGCTTCGTCTATTACTAATCTAGACGCTGGCTTAGCAAATGCAAACGTTAGAATCACTGCAACTGAAACAGTTAATGGTACTCAAGCTACTTCGATAACTGACCTAAATGCTGGTTTAGCTAACGCAAATGTTAGAATCACTGCAACTGAAACAGTTAATGGTACTCAGTCTGAATCTATAACCACATTGAATGCCGGTTTAACTTCTGCAGTGAATAGGATATCTGCAACCGAAACAGTTAACGGTCAACAAGCTACTGCTATAACTGATTTAATAGCTAAAGATACGCAGATTACCCAAAGCATGTCAGCCTTACAAACATCTGATGGTAGCCAGAATACTAACTGGTCTATTAAATCTCAGATAGCTGCTGGTGCTGGTGGAGTTCCGTATATCACTGGTGTTGGCTTATTTAGCTCTAATGGAGCCGCAGGTCCTACCTCTAGCTTTAATGTAATGGTTGATTCATTTGTAATCGGAGCGCCTAACTTTGGTGCAGTACCATTTGAAGTACATACAGGGCCATTTACTGTAGATGGTTATAATTATCCAGCAGGTGTATATGCACTTAATCTTATAGTTAAAGATGCGCAGATAACCAATGCTAAGATAGCTACTGCAGCAGTTGATACCGCTAAGATTAGAGACCTAGCAGTTAGTACAGCTAAGATAGATAACCTTGCAGTTGACACCGGTAAGATTAGGGATCTGGCAGTACAAACGTTAAAAGTAGCAGGTAAAGCTGTAACCGTAGGCATGTTTATAAATATATCTGATATAACTCCACTTAATGCAATCTACGTAACTAATGCGTATCCTTTGAATCTTCCAGTTGCTCCTTCAGGCGTTTCATTTATTGTTGAATTTCATTGGACTCCAGTTGCAGGTGAGTTCGAGCCTGGAGATATGACTATAAACCTCTATAGAGACAGCGTTACATCAGGTAACTTAGTTAAGTCTAAGTTTGTAGATGTGATATATAAAGTAGGCACTACTTCTATAGTAGTATCTGATATAGATTACGCTACAATGGATATAATCCCTTCGGGCTATAACTCTAGCCCTAACTATATATTTACTATTAGCACTTATAATGCAGCTGGAGGCAACGCATATAGGGCAAACTTTCAACTGAAAGTATCAATTCTAGCAAATATGAGGTAACTATGTATACCTATGTGAAAGCCGAACCTAATGGAAAAATAGCTAGCTTAGTCCTATCTGACTTGCCAATTACAACATTACTAGACCATGAAGAAGTTATAGATGCAGAGCTAGACAAAGGCAAACTGTACTACTATGAGAATGGTATATTTGTTGAGCTACCTCCAAAACCAGCATATCCTCCAGATTATGTTTTTAACTATGATACTAAGCTATGGGAATCTGTTGCAACCCCTGCAATTAAGCTTTCAGAATTAGAAACTATTTATAAATCAAAAAGTGAAAATATTACATTTAGGCGGCATGAGTTTACTAATACGGAAGAGCTAAGAGGGCTATTATTAGCATATATTCTTTCTGATGATGATGTGTTAATCTATGATATACATAACAATCCTGTAGAATATAATGTAAATGCAGCTAAGAACTTAGTAAAAAGAATAATGAATGCTAACTATTTTAATAAACGGAATTATCTAGCCTTATTAGCTAAAATAAAAGCTGCTAAAACACAAGCAGAAATAGACGCTATAGATATCAACGAAGGGTGGTGGAGTGAATGATCCCTCGATACTAGAGGCATTGGTAGCAACGCATACGCGTAATAGCTCAGTTGCTATCGGTGATACTATGGATCATTACAATGCAGAAAATGTATACCTTAGGGTAATGGGTCTACCTGCGAATAGGCTTATACTTAGCTATATACATAAGTTTAGCTGTATAAGCATTCTACTAGAAGGTGAGATAATTATCTTTCATGAGGATAAGTCAAAGAAAAGGTTAAAAGCGCCTTATGTATTTGAATCTAAAGCAGGATTACGCAGAGCTATATACTCAATAACACCTATAAAGTTTGCTACAGCACATGGAACTGGACATATTCCTAATTGGGTAGCAGTAACTAAAGGTATGGATGATGACATCATTAAAAGTATGTTTGCCTGTGCTACACAGGAAGAATATGTGACATTTCTTGAAACAAGGAGCCAATATGGCCAGATCCAGGATCTCAGGACGTGATATAGACTTACAGAAAGATAATGGATCAGTTCTTTGGTCATTTATTCAAGGTGAGCAGCTAGCTTATCAAATAGCTTTTGATTGGATTGATAATATCTACGGCATGACTGTAGAAGCTGTTGTAATAGAGGCTAGGAATACTCCAGGTGAAGTACCCAGTGAAGTAATGCCTAGTGGTATACAGGATACCTTACAAGTTTATATGCCACCATTTCAAGGTGCTTGGAACCCTGCTACAGTTTATCAAAAAGATCAATTAGTTTATATACTAGCAGAATTAAAGTATTATCAAAGCTTAGTAGATAACAATATCGGCTTACAACCAGCTGCTAATCCAACAGCATGGAAAGATTATGGTCCTAACAATATTGTTACACTATTATTTCCCAGTACCTTAAGCACTGATTATTCTGTTATGCCATTACCTGATAAACCTATTTATGCTTACTTTGAATTATCCCTGATGGAAGGGCCTAGCAGTTTTAGTCGTAATTGGAAGCCAATGCGTGGCTTAGTTGAATTCTTATTTAGTCCAACCTTATTGGTGGTGTGATATGGCTACCGGTATAACAACTGGTAAGCGAACCGTTTCGCTATTCGTAGAGAATGGTCATTACACTATTACACTAGCTAATATTGGACCACAAGGTCCTATGGGTGATACTGGTATACAAGGTGAGCAAGGTATTCAGGGTATTCAAGGTATCCAGGGTATTCAAGGTATACAAGGTGAAGTAGGTCCAATAGGGCCACAAGGTATACAAGGTGAAGTAGGTCCAATAGGGCCACAAGGTATACAAGGTGAAGTAGGTCCGATAGGGCCACAAGGTATACAAGGTATACAAGGCCCAGTAGGTCCACAAGGTGTAGAAGGTATCCAAGGTGAACAGGGTGATCAAGGTATAGTAGGCCCTATTGGTCCTACAGGTGCTACTGGACCTATTGGCCCTATAGGTGCTACTGGAGTACCAGGTCCAGCAGGTCCACAAGGTTTAGAAGGTCCAGCAGGCCCCCAAGGTATTCAGGGTATTCAAGGCACAACAGGGCCAGCAGGCTTAACAGGTCCACCTGGTTCAGAAGGGCCACAAGGACCAGAAGGTGATGTAGGACCAGCAGGTAGAACAGCAGCTCTAATCGGTTCTTTCGGTCTCACAAGAACACCTGCTGAGTTACCAGCGGATGGTCTTATACCTGTAGACTGGGATAGCCCCGGTAATCCTGCTGTTGCAGTACAAGTGCTTAATTCACAAGGTTTAGTTTACTCGCTAGGTTTGGATACAGATCCTCTATGGGGGCATATCTTTGTATTCTTAGAGGAGGGTCCTAATGGTGATGAATGGGTAGATGCTGGTAGTATTGTTGGTCCTCAAGGTGAAGCTGGTGCTACAGGCCCATCAGGCCCACAAGGTGTAGAAGGTCCACAAGGCCCATCAGGCCCACAAGGTGTAGAAGGTCCAGTGGGTCCACAAGGTATACAAGGGCCTGAGGGTATTCAAGGACCAGCGGGTACTACAGGTAACTTGCCATCAGGTGTTACAGATGCTGTAGTATTTATTGATGCAACTAAAGATTTAGTTACGAATGCTAATTTTCTATATAAACCGAGTGCTGCTGGTTTATCCCTAATGGATGACTTGAGTATTGGTAGCACTATCCCACTTAGTGCGTCGCCTAGCAGACGTATACTTAGTATTAATGCGGCTAGTGATACCATGATTGCCTTAGGTATAAACGGTGTAAGGAAGAGCTATATACAGGGTACTACCACAGATCTTCGTTTCTTAGGTACTGCAGCAATAACATCTTCGGTAAATGCAGTTGAACAATCTCGCATTACTACAACTAACTTCTTGATAGGTACTAGTATACCTGAGTTATTCGCGTATGGTACTGGTGGCTATGCTGCTAGGCTACAGGTATTAGCTACAAGTTTAGCTTTAAGCAGCATTGGTACAGCTTACTACAATGCTAATACATCAGGCTCTGCTATATTTCTTGGTAAGTCTAGAGGTACTACCGTAGGTGAACAAGTAGTTTTAGCACTTAATGATTTTATAGGTAACCTCTCTTTTAATGGTTCAGATGGCACTCAATTTAGAGAAGCTGCTCGTATTGCAGCTCAAGTAGATAACACTCCTGCAGTTGGTTCAATTCCTGCTGCTTTACTATTTCAGACTAATGCCGCTGGTAATAATGGCGTTACTACTAGAATGGTAATTAATAGTGATGGTAATGTTGCTATTGGTATCGGTACTGTTGTTGGTCAAACCCTACGCATATCTAAGTCTTTCACAGGTGCTACAACATCTTATGGTGTAACTAACGTTGGTCTAGTACAACCAGATGTAACTGCTGCAGCCCATGGTTACTACAGTGGTGTTACAACTATAGCTGCTACTGCATTTAATTTAACAGGACTAACACACTTTATCGCATCACCTGCTGCACCTGGTGCTGGTTCTACTATAACTAATCAATACGCTTTCTTTGTACAGTCTACAATGACTAGTGCGTCTAATAATTACGGTTTCTGGAGTGGTTTAGCTAATGCAGCAGGTCGCTGGAACCTATACATGGCAGGTACAGCTGATAACTATATTGCTGGTAAACTTTTAATAAACTCTATTACATCAGTAACTAATGAAATATTTGCTGCAACATATACTTCAGCTCTACAATTAAATGGTGCTTCAGCTATCTCCCAATCATTTAATAGATTTAGTGCTGATGTACATGCTCCTACCATTTTCTTAGGTAAATCTCGTGGTGCTGCTGTTGGTACTATGACTGCAGTTGCTGTTAATGATCACCTAGGTCATATCTCATTTAATGGCACTGATGGTACGCAGATGAAAGAAGCTGCTCGTATAACAGGTTATGTAGGTGGTGCACCTGCTGCTGGATCCATACCTGGTGGCTTATACTTTTATACTACATCAGTAGGCGCTGCATCACCTAACTTAGCATTACAGATTGGCCCTGCAGGCAACATTGGTATGCCTTACACTTTAGCTTATGCTACCTTAGCCGTTAATAGGCCTGTTACTGGTGGTATTGATAGTGTGGGTATTTATAATTATGGTACATTACAACCAGATTCAACAAGTTCTTATATACTCTACTATAGCAGTCTACGTACTGCAGCTGCTACCTTTAATACAAATGTTGCTTACCATTATTTTGCTACACAATTAGCGCTAGGTGCTGGATCGTCTATAGGTAGCCAGTATGGTTTCTTTGCTAATTCAACTTTAACTGGTGCAACCTACAATTATGGCTTCTATGGTGCTTTAGCAGCAGCTACAGGACGTTGGAACCTGTACATGAATGGCACAGCTGATAACTACTTAGCTGGTAAATTAGGTATTGGTCTTAATAGCCCTACTGAACTATTAAGCCTTGCTAATGGTAACATATTAATTACGAATAACTATCCAGGTGCAGGTGTTACACCGCCTAGCAGATCTATCTTAATGTCTTCTATCCAAGTTTTTGGTGCTAACGTTGCTCATGCAGGATTAAGAGCAGAGTTTAGTAGAATTGGGGATGAAGATTATGGCTCTAGCTTAGTGTTTATAAACGCTTGGGATAATGATAGCGGTGAAAGGATGCGTATTAATCCTTCTGGAAATGTGTTAATCGGTGTAAGCACAGATAATGCACGTTTAAACGTCCAAGGCGGTACTAGAGCATCTATCTATCTAACTAATTGGTATAACTGGGGCTCACTTAATAATGCGATTACTCTAGAGGGCGATCCTGGTACTGCTAAGGGATACATAGGCCAATTTGTAACTAATGGCGGTATAGCAATACAATCCGGCGCAACGTATTATGGCACTGGCCTCCATCAAGCAGATGGTAATGCCACAGCATACAGCGGCATTGATTGTAGTGCTGGTCTTATTAAATTCTTTGCATTAGGCGGATTAACTCCTGGAGCACAATTTCAAGCACCTGAACGTATGCAGATTACTGCTGAGGGTAATGTAGGTATTAATTGCACACCTAACAACTTTTCTGCAGGTTGGACTAATCTTGAGATAAAAGCCAAATCATCAGGTGCTTTATTTAGTATAGTAGACGATGCTGGATTACGTCGTGGTGCTTTTCATTATGACGTAGCTGGTAACTTAATGGCTCTTGATTCTTTTAATGGCTCTCCACTAGTTTTCTTTACAGGTCCAGATGGCGGTATAACTGAAAAGATGCGTATTGCTACTAATGGCGCTGTAACAATAGGTTCTACAAGCGCTGCTAGAGCCCTCTCAGTTACATCGGCGCCTAATACTTCTACCGCAGGCCCGTTTAATGGTGTTGCTTTTGAGGCTATGGCGCCAGGTCTTACTCCAGCTCAAGTAAACAATGCGACTATTGGCTTAGGTGCAATGGGCATTGTAGCTAATTATGCTGGTGACTTACACTTACGCTCGTTCTGGGGTGTAGTAATTGAGAAGCGTGGGGGTGGCTACAATGGCCCACCTGCTAATACTGTAAGCCCTGATGGTAACTCCTTTGTTATAAGACAAGGTGTATCGGCAGATGGTGTAACCCCCACTACTTGGGTTAATCAATTTGTAGTTAATTCTGCAGGTTTCGTAGGTATTGGAGCAGCTGCACCAACTGGGCCACTAACTATAGATTATGATGCTGAAACGCATATAAGACACACTAGAACAGCTAACCCTGCTGGTGCAGTATATAACCGTTTTGCCAACGGTGGTGGTATCTCTCATATTGGTTTAAATAGTGCAGCAGGGGATAGGCTGCCAGGACCACCTAATGCATTAGTTATAGATACCGAGACTGCAACACCTATCGCATTTGCTACAGGTAATATAGAAAGAATGCAGATTACTGCTAATGGTAATGTAGGTATTGGTACTACTGCACCTCAAGCTACATTACACGTAGCTGGAAACGCTATACTACCAGGCAGGCGTAGAGGTTCTAGAATATCCGGATCTCAGTCCGCAGTAGGTAATTATGCCCTAACTATGGGTAGCTTTCCCGAGGCAGATGCTAATGATCATACCAGATTCTATATAGTAACGCTATCATCAGACTGCTTTAATCATTCAGTAACAGGAATGGCTATCTACTCTGTAGCCTGGAATGGCGATGCCATATTAATGACCCAATTCGCAGGTAGTGTTGTTGGTGGTTCAGTAGCCTTTGGTGTTAATGGCCACTATCCTTATATAAGCGTGACTAACGTATCAGGTGAACTGGCTTACTATCAGGTTGAAGTAGCTTACCTAACTTAGGTTAAGATGATGATTAAAACTACGCTACATTCACTTGATTGTAAAGGAAGAATATGAGTAAAGCACCTCAATTCCCTAAAGCAAATAAGCTTATACCTGGTAAGAGCAGTGTATCAGGTACTGACTTTGAAGCTTATAATGTTAGCACATCAGCATTAGAATATAAATTATTTGTAGATGATAATGGTGATTACACTATCAGAATGGAAACAGTAGGGGCGCAAGGGCCTCAAGGTATCCAAGGTATCCAAGGTATTCAAGGTATACAAGGTGAAAAAGGAGATAAGGGTGATCAAGGTATACAAGGTGAGATAGGGCCAGTTGGCCCACAAGGTATCCAAGGTATTCAAGGTATACAAGGTGAAAAAGGAGATAAGGGTGATCAAGGTATACAAGGTATACAAGGCATAGTTGGCCCTACAGGTCCAATGGGTCCACAAGGTATTCAGGGCGAGACTGGCCCTATTGGACCACAAGGTATTCAGGGTGAGATAGGCCCTATTGGCCCTCAAGGTATTCAGGGTATACAAGGTATCCAAGGTGAGACTGGAGAACAAGGGCCTCAAGGAGATCAAGGTGTTCAAGGTGAGCAAGGTGATGCAGGCCAGTCATCTGTTATCATTGGTGCTTTTGGCCTAGGTAAAGTACCTACAGACTTGCCGCCTGATGGTTTAATTCCAGCTGACTGGGATTCAGTAGGCAATCCTGCTGCACCAGTTCAGATGCTAGTAACACAGGGTTTAGCTTATACATTAGGTTTATCGACTGATCCTTTATGGGGTCATATCTATACCTACATGGGTACTACATTTGATCCATCAGGTTGGGTTGATACAGGTAGTATTGTAGGCCCAGAAGGTCCACAAGGTATACAGGGTCCAATAGGCCCTACAGGCCCAATAGGCCCAGCAGGCCCACAAGGTGTGCAAGGACCACAGGGTATTCAAGGTGTACCTGGGGCATCTGTTGATACTAGCTTATTTGTGCCGATAGCTGGTGGAACTATGACTGGCCCATTAGCCTTTACTGTAGCAGGCTCTAGTTTATTTGGAAATGCTACAGGCGTATCAATTAGGACAGGTGGTATTGATAGACTTATAGTTGATGCATCTGGTGATATCTTTGCAGGTAACCCTAATGCTATATCTAGTAATGCTAGATTAAACCTTTGTGCGCCTAATGAGATTGCACAGCTACGTTGGACTAATGCTACGTCTAACACTGGTTACTTACGTATATCTGGGCAGGCTGCTGTAATTGGCGCTGATACAGATATTATATTCTCAGCAGGCGAAGGTAGTCTTTATACAACAGCTGAAAAGATGCGTGTTAATGCTGCAGGTAGGGTATTCATTGGCACCACTATGGCTAATGCTAAGCTTAATATACTTGGTGGTTTTGCTAACTATGTAGGCTGGTCCTCTACTGCTGATAGTAATAGTGGTATCTGGAACTTTACATCAGGTGCTGGAGTGTATGGTCATGGTTGGCAGATTAATGACGTAGGCGGTGCATCATTATGGACAGCTAATGGCACTAGCTACTCAGAACGTATTAGAATTGATTTAGCTGGTAGTGGTATCTATAATGGCGGCTTTAGTGTTAATGGTGGTATCAATGCTAATAATGGTATAATTCAGATAAATTCTGGACAAGGTGTAGAAGCTGCATTAAATATTCACCAGTCTAATGTTGCTATCTGGGCAGTTAAAATGCCTGCTAGCAACAACAGCTTATACATTGCTAATCAAATATCAGGTGCCGTACCTGCAGTATTTTATGATGGTGGTGTTAACGTAAATGGTGCACTTAGTGTTAGTGGTACTGGTGCTTTTGGTAGTAGTCTTACTACAAGTACTTCAAGTTCATTAGGCTCAATTACGCATCTTACCTCAGCGCCAATAGAGATACCATTCATTTGGATGGCACAAGAGGTGCTAACTTATGCACCAGCATTACATGGTCTTAGCATGGTAACACCTTATGGTTATCAGCATCATTGGAGTATAGGTCATTACCGCATGGGTACTGCTAGCTGGAATGGCGGTATCTATCTCGCATTAGGTATTAATAGTGATACTACGCCAACTCAAGCTTATTACTTTAGTGAAAATGGTAATATATCAAATAGCACTGGCCCTATAACTGTTCATGGTAATGTTACAGGTAGCGCAGTTACTTCAAATTATGCAACTTACTTATGGGCCACAACGCATGTAGGCGCTTATTATCTTTATAATGAATGGGATGGTACCTATTGGCAGCTTAAAAATAACCATGGTGCTCCTGTAAAAGCAGGTGCTGCAGGTAACGCAGATAATGCTAATACTGCAGGTGGCTTATATGTAAGTCATGTCACAGCTATTAACACAATAGCTACTAGAGATAACAATGGTTATACCCACTTAAACTACATTAATAGCAATACCGTTGCTGGTGAAAACCCGCCTATAGGTGATATAATTACTGTCAATACGGGTAATGATGGCTTTTATCGTAAATCTAGCTTAGCTCACCTAACTAATAGCGTAATAGGTAATAGACAACTGTTCTACTATTATGGCTGGGCTATTGATGCTAACGTGTTACCAGAGAATAGCTCAGGATTTACTTATCAAGTTAATGCACCCCACGTAGGTGCTGTAGCCTACTTTGCAGGTGGTGGTTATGGATTTCAGATACAAGCCAGTTATCAGAATAACTTTCTAGCTTTTCGTACAAGAAATGGTGATAGCCAGACTTGGCATGCCTGGCAAAACTTTATAACGAGTAATACCTTAACCTGGATTAATGCATTTGGCGACATAGCTACAATTAATGGTTACACACCGCCAGGTGGTGCCATTAAGATGACACCTAATTTACATTTGAATGCATTACAAAATTATGCAGTAATAATTAACTGGGATAATGGCGCAGGTGGATCTAGCCAAGCATTTAGAGTGGGTAATGGTGTAGGTGCTGATGCCTTCTATGTGCTATCTAATGGTAGTACTGTACAGACAGGTGATGTATCTGCACCAGGTGTAAAGTTAAGGGTTGATAGTGGAGATGGTCCTGTTATTGTACTCACTAATAGACAGGTAAATGGTGCAGATCACGGCATTGGTTCTATACTGTGGAACGCTTACCGTGATATATCTGATCCTTCTTACGTAGCCTCGATTAGAGTAGCAGCATCTGCTCCATTAGGTAACTATGGTAGAATGGAGTTCAGAGTAGGGCCGAATGGTACAGTAGACCATCCACCAATACAGATGCAGATATTACATGATGGGCGCGTACTTGTTGGCCCCACCGGAGCTTTAGGTGATGAAGGCTTAAGCGTAGTAAACACTAATCCTGTAGGTTATCCTTTAGCACTTAGACACGTTTCAACTGTTGCAGGTGCATGGTGGACAGTTGGTCCTAACGGTTCAAGACATTACTGTACCTACAATCAAGATGGTCGTGGTCCTTATATCCTTGATGGTGCGCTTAATTGGAGTGCTGGTTCTGATGAACGTACTAAAACTGATTTCGTAGAGTTTAGTGGTGCTGTTGCTAAGCTTGAAACATTACGCTCAGGCTTAGGTCGTTATCTTTATGATGAGCCTGGAACTGAGCGTTCATTCCTAATTGCACAAGATGTTCAGAAGATTCTGCCTAGTGCTGTTTCTATTGCTGATCCTAAGGTAGGCCATTTAGGTATTGCTTATAATGATATCATTCCGTTATTAGTATCTGCAGTTAAAGAACTTAGCGCTCAGAATAAGGCATTACTTGAAAGAATTGAATTACTTGAAACTAACTAGCACAAAGGAGCTGTATGATCAATCTGCTAATCACTATTCTAATTCTAGTTCTTATCTTTGGACTTATCTGGTATGTATTCACAATGATTCCTTTGCCTCAACCATTTCTTAAAATAGCTCAAGTAGTAATAATTATTATTATGATACTCATCTTGCTAGGTATGCTACTTGGCAATGTACCAGTAGTACGTCTCAACCTATAAAGGAATCACTATGGAATATCATGTTGTACAGCTGAAAGCAGAGATTGCTACAGGTCGTGTACTTGAAGCACACTGGACATTGATGCATGTAGACGGTCCATATTCAGCCTACCGCTATGGTGTAGTATCTGTACCTGAAGTACAGGCTGACTTATTTGGTACTTATTCAGATATTACTGAAGAGCAAGCTATTGAAGCTACTAAAGCAATTATGGGCTCTGAAGCTCAAGCCCAACTAGAAACAAGTGTGCTCGCTGAAGTTGAGACTTATAAAAATCCTACTACAGTATCAGGTGTACCTTGGACGCCAGCACCACCGATTCCTCCTGGACCAGTAGTAGACCCTATTCCTTAATCAGTCGTGTTAAGAAGGGCAGTCTAAACAGCTGCCCCTTTTAATCTTTTTCTGTACAGTTTGTAATTTAGAAATTGTAGAGAAAAGGGTTGATAGAAGTGACAGCCGAAAAATCGTGGCAACAAAACGGACCACGGAAAATTCTTCGGCGGTACTTTGCACATAGAGTCCTACAGCTAACGGGGCAAGGTTCAGCTTCCGTTTCCGCCAAGTGAAAATTGGGTCGAAACTCACGCGCAAATATACCCATCTTATATGAAGAGAGATCTTTATGTAGAACTGTTTGTACTATGTTGGTCTGGTTATTCCTTTGTATAACCTGGGTAGCACCCCGAAAAAGGAACCCATCTGAAATATGGTGGGACCACTTAAGCATTCTGAATGAGTGTTTAAATGGTCTGAATTCAACTTAACCCTTAGGAGATTTACCATGACCTACGCTACCCCCACGCTCGCCTTCGTCAACGCTAACGAGCGCGTTATTGGTGCAATCAAGTTGCATCACGAGTTTAACCTTGTTGACAGCAAGGAAGCCTTGAATCGTGCCTTTGACGAGTTCAAGGAAGTCTGCACTGACGTTACCTACTTCAAGGAAGTGGAACGTGCAATCGCTATGGTTCAACTGGATCACAAGTTCAAGTTGGCCATTAGCAAGGAAGATGCTGAGAATGCTATCAGCCGTCTGAGCCGCTACTAATGGGCTTTGGAAGTAAAGGTTAAACACCTTTATTTTTCGCAACACAATTATTGGAGCTTACAATGGCTTACGCAATGCGAACACTTTACAACTGCTACTGCTTTGAATGTGGTGCCTTAGTGTCATCGGAAGACCTTGATACGAAAGAACAAGTGAAGGCCGCTATCAAGAAGGGCTGGACTAAGGTAGAGAAGGAGCTGATGTATGGCTACAATATCCTGCTTATCTCGAATGACAACAGTCAGTGCGAGACCTGTGCCAACGACCTGGATTGGAGCTGAACATGGCTTACGCAGAAGAACGGACGCTCGCCAGCTACTACCTAGTTACGAGGTGTGAATGCTGCAGTAGAGAAGTCGCCAGCAAGGTAATCAGTCAGCAGTCCTATGATGCCCTCAGCTCTGAATATGAGCTCGCGCGGCATTGGATCGCTGATAACAAAGCGCCCTACTTCACTGCCACTGAGTACAAGGGCGACAGTGAAGAATGTTCTTGCCTCCAGACACTGCTACAGAAGGGAGCTTAGCATGATAGTTACCTTAGGTAATCACTACCTGGCGTTCGTGCTAGATGATGATTGCAGGAAGAGGTACTTGGGGCTGTATACAAAGTCTCATCCAGTGCAGGTCTGCCATCACGTGACACTTGCATACAACTTCACGCAGGAAGACCTGCCAAGGCTTCAAGCACTAGTTGATTCGAATCCAAGTTTTGAGCTTAACTGCTTAATTCTATCGGATACGATTGACTTCTTCCGGGTCCTTGTGAATAAGCGCCTGTTAGAGACAGACTCTAGCTACACACACCTGACCTACACCAGGAAGGCGTCGGCTAGAAACTCTGATTCAAATAGAGTGTTTAAGGGCGAACTAGAGCACACTGGAATGCTCTCAGCTGGTGGAGTTCTGACTGGTAGCTTTCAGTTGCTGCCGAAGTAGAATAGAGAGGCGTAATGCCTCTTTATTTTTCGCAAAGGAGACTTATGGAGGTATTAGCCACTAGCAAGATTAAGAGGTCCATGATAACAAAAGATCTTTTAATTTTTCTATTTCATTACAACGAAGGGAATCTTTATTGGAGAATAAAGCCAGCTATCACTGTTGATATTAGCAAGCCTGCTGGTAGCATGAATGGTGCTGGCTACAGAGAAGTACGTATCAACAAGAATAGGTATCGTGTAGACTTCTTAGTGTGGGTATACCACTACGATGTACCACATGGTAACTTCAAGATTAGACCCCTGGATAAGGATAAGTCTAATACTCTAATTGAGAATCTAATACTCATTAGAGACTAGTCATACGTAGTTAGTAACCCAATGAAGCTAAGCGCATCACTCCGAAAAAGTAACTCAGAGGAGTTGAGTGTATCACTCTTGCGGATAAACCCAAGATAAGGTAGTGTATCATTAATCTGAAGTAACCCAGACATAACGAGTGAATCCTTAAGAAAGAGTAACCCAAAGCTCGCGAGTGAATCAAGGCATTCGAGTAAACCAATAACAAGCAGTGAATCAAGAGTGATTAGTAACCCAAGCTATGACAGTGAGTCTGTCTTCGTAAGTAATCCAATGGCAGCATGCTAATCAGGTTTGTTCAGTAACCCAATGGCTAGAAGTGCATCAATTGAACCTAGCAACTCAAAGGGATGCAGTGAATCAGAGTGCCAGAGTAACCCATATAGTGTTAGTGCATCATTTGATAGGAGTAACCCATTGGAACAAAGTGCATCATGTGAGCGCAGTAACCCAGCGTAGAACAGTGAGTCCTACTGTACAAGTAACCCTTAGAAGGTTAGCGAGTCATAGCAACGTAGTAACCCAAGATGAATGAGCGTGTCAATGAAGAGTAGCAACTCTGAACGAGTAAGCGAACCAATCAGTAGAAGTAACCCAGCGCTTTGAAGTGTATCGAAACTAGGAAGTAACCCATCAAACGAAAGTGTATCAAAGTAACTAAGTAACCCAAAAGGTAATAGTGAGTCGGCGCTTCTATGTAAACCAAAGGAGCAATGCTAATCCGAAGCGGACAGTAACCCAAAAGAACGTAGTGAATCCGGATTGTTCAGTAACCCACCTTGACGAAGTGAATCCTACTATACAAGTAACCCAAAAGAACTAAGTGTATCATATACACGGAGTAACCCATCGTCATCTAGTGGATCATTGAGACATAGCCACCCTGGCGAAGTAAGTGTATCACCGCAATGTAGTAATACAAAGATGCACAGTGAATCAGACGGGACCAATTAACCCAATGTTGTAGAGTGAATCAATCCAGTTGAGTAACCCAAGTGTTTTCAGTGAACCATCACCGTTGAGCAAACCTAAGCTCGCTTGTGAATCAAAATGGCATAGCAACCCAGAGAGAAGAAGTGAATCAAACTTGAGTAGTAACCCAATGCACGAAAGTGTGTCATAGCCCTGAGATAACCCCCCAAGGAGATTAGCGTATCAGCAAAATTCAGTAACCCAAATTGAACGAGTGTATCAACAAGGATAAGTAACCCAAGTTGAATATGCGTATCATGCAGACCCCTTAACCCAGATAGTCTTAGTGAATCAGAATCACGAAGTAACCCATCGGAGCTAGGTGTATCAAGATTGTCATGTAACCCAAGGTGATATAGTGAGCCCACTGCAGCTATTAGCCCTCGCTAGGTAAGTGAATCGGTAGTAGTTAGTAACCCAATATGTAGAAGTGGATCTAGAGTGGGATGTAACCCTCGAAGCCATAGTAAATCAAAACAGAAAAGTAACTCTCTCCCATTGAGTGGATCATCTGGAAATTGTAACCCAGGATACGAAAGTGAATCAGTTTCTAAAAGGAACCCAATGTAATAAAGTGAATCAACACGAACGAGTAACCCAGTTCCCGTGAGTGCATCAAACAGGACCAGTAACCCAATTTACTTTTGTGAATCAACTTAAGTAAGTGCAGTAGCAACATTACAACCCAGGAGTAAAGTAGTATGGAACCAAGTAGCAACGTACGCATTATGGTTCGTGGTGCGTATGATCTTCAAAAGCTTCGCATTCAAACGGGAAACCGTATTGTCGCGAACTTCAAGACCAAGTTGGGTCAAGCGCCTAGCCATCCAGAAGAAGAACTGGAGGAAGAAGAGCAAGAAGTCCTTGTTGATCTTCGTCGGCGCTACAAGAAGTTGACTGATGGGGTGAAGGTCTTCCCCAAGCAGGCTACCTTCAAGGGAGATGAGGTGATCTCCTCCTACACTGAGCTTTGCTTGTTGGCTCAGTACGTTAGCTTGGAAGATCAAGAAGCTACTCACTTCAAACGTGTAGAGCAGATCCTCATGGAATACCCGATCTACACGGAGTTCCTGCTGAAAGTCAAGGGCTGTGGTCCAGCCATGTCGGCAGTTATCCTGAGTGAGATCGACATCACTAAGGCCAACTACCCATCTAGCTTGTGGAAGCTTGCTGGATACGACGTTGTTACTGAAGACAACAAGGGCCGTAGTCGGATCAAGGAACATCGAGTTCCCAAGTCCTACACCAACAAGGAGGGTGAGATCAAGGAGACGGTTGGCATCACATTCAACCCATTCTTGAAGACCAAGTTGTACGTCTTGGGGACATGCTTCCTCAAGGTGAAGGAGTCGCCTTACAAGGACTCGTACTACAACTACAAAAACAGACTGGAGAATCATCCAGCTCACAAGGAGAAGACCAAGCTCCACCGTCACCGTATGGCTATCCGCTATATGATAAAGCGGTTCCTGGTTGATCTCTACCTGAACTGGAGACGCATTGAAGGTCTTGAAGTTCACGATGAGTACTCGATTGGCAAGTTGGGTATGACTCACCACACTGGCACTTAAACAAGGGGCTTCGGCCCTTTGTTAACTTAAGCACGGAGGTTATGTATGGCTGTAAAGCTTAGCAAAGTTGAGAAGTCTTTATATAAGCAATGCCCCTGTTGCTTAGAGGTAAAGGCAAGAACCCTATTTAGTCCTAGACCTGCAGCTGGTCCAGAAGCAATAAGGACTTACTGTAAGGAATGCGACTCAAAGAGGCGATGGGTACCTCTTGAAGAAAAACAAAAGTATCGCCTTAGCCTATCGGATATGGTAGATACCAAGACCTGCAAGTCTTGTCTTATAACTAAGGATAGGAGCGAATTCTACAATAGGCCTAATAAGCTAGGTCTTAGCTACCTGATGCCTTACTGTAAGGTTTGTCACAATAATCAGGTTAGGGTAAACAGACTAAAAAGGAAAGGTAAGCTAGTAACTGAGCCTGAATCTAAGCCTAACAGGATTACTAAAACAGGTAAAATCATCTGCTTTAAATGCGATAAGCAATTTTGGTCAGAGAGCGCATTAGAAGGTCCCTATGTGTTCCCAACTATGCAAAGGCAATGTCCTGAGTGTAAGGCAGGATATCATCAAGCCTACCGCGAGAAGAACCGGGAGGTTATACGGGAGAAACAACGGCTACTAAAGGCTGATCCAGAGAAATATGCAATTCTAAAAGCCAAGAAGAGTTTAACAAGGGCTGAGAGATTAAGTACGCCAGAAGGTCGTAGCAGTATTGCAGCTATTTATAAGAGAAGCTCTACAAAAGCACGAGAGACAGTCTCTGATGGCTATATGAAGAGCGTCATAAAGCATACTTATGGTAAGGATGTTATCATACCTCCAGAGTATATAGAAATGAGGCGTCAAGTACTGCTGCTAAAGAGAGGCATTGGCCTGCTAGATCCTATGTCAAGGGCTAGCACCAAAGAGCAACCTGGCTACCTAGGTCTTAAGATGTGTAACGAGTGTAAGGAGCTAAGTCCGAGAGCTAACTTTCAACTAAAATGTAATCCTAATCATCTTGCAAGCTACTGCTACACTTGTAGGATAGCCAAAGGCAAAGAGTATAGACTACAGTCTAAGGAGAAACTAAATGAAATACGCAGAAAAAGCAAATCTAAGACTGCTTGAAATTGGTGAAGAGATTCGTCATAACAAGCGAAATGTTCGTCATGGTATGGCTGAAGCTTATGCCATAGCAGAGGCAGGTAAGATTGCATTCATGCATACGAATCATAACAAGTTTCATAAGCGGCCTAGCAGAGTTATGTTCTTTGATCAAAATGTTCCTAGGCCTGAAGAGGTCGAAGAAAATGCTAAGCCTACCATATCTGGAACATTAACTGTTACTGGAGGTAATAAGCCTAAGAAAGTCAGAGTTAGTAGCAAGTAAGCGAATATTGCCCGCGTGGTGAAATGGTATACACAAAGGACTTAAAATCCTTCGACGTAAGTCATATCGGTTCGAGTCCGATCGCGGGCACCACTTTAGATTAGGGTAAAGATATGTATCGCTACCGTTACCTGAAGACATGTCGAGTATGTGAAGTTGTATACTTCGATAGAGAGATTACTGAAGACCAGTTCGCTGCTGTCTCAGACAATCCTCATATACGAGTTAGTTATGATCATAAGGCAGATCATATTGAGGGCAAGGCTACCATGATGTCTATTTGCCCTGGTTGCAATCTGGTTATCAACTCACCATTAGCTTAGGAGTAGAAGTGCATTTAACTTGCAAAGGAGCTGATAGGCTTCGAGCTGGAAACTCAGTGTGGCGTTGTATGGTGTTTGTAGATATACTTGACAAGGTATATGTACAGATTACCCACATGACGCTTCAAGGTCCGAAGGGTAGAGGTAGTCTCTTTACTTGGTTGAAAGTCGGTAAGGACTACGTTCAAGATGTCAGAGGCCATGGTGGTCGCTGCCAGACGTTTACAACTTTTAGGAGTGCACAACAGTTCAAGAAAGAGATCTCTGAAGGTGTTGACAAGTACAAGGCCATTCCATCGGCTCATGCTTTCAACAACAGATACCCATCTTACGAGGAAGAAGACACATGAGAGTCAGAGCAAGATTCAAGAACAAGCGAGCTCGTCTTGACATCGAGTTGCCATTCAAATTGGCAAATGATATCGAGGCTGAACTTCTTGCAAGACGTATTGAAGATGCTGTTCACAAAACAGTGTTGGAGATGCGCAGAGACATAGCTGCAGCTCACCAAGAGATGCAGGCTAAACACTGATTGTCAGGGCCGTTAGCTCAGTTGGTTAGAGCAGAGGACTCATAATCCTTTGGTCGTTGGTTCGAGTCCAACACGGCCTACCATTTACATAAGGAGTACTGAGTGATTTATGGTTATATTGTTGGACAGAACTTCTTAGACAAGAAGTTTGATACAATGAAACAAGCCTTGATTAGTATCAACAAACTGCATGAGGTACCTCACAAAGAGAAGATCATGTGGGTTCTTAGTGAGCGTGAACTCACTGAGAAAGAATGCCTCATGCTGTGTGTTGTGCAGGATCACAAACCTACTAAAGAGGAGCCATACTGATGAATGTCAAGGAGTTGTTAGTAGCGGTTAAGGCCAAGCTAGAGGATCCAGATCACTGGTGCAAGAATGCTGCAGCTAGAAACAAGCATGGTGTAGCAGTATTGGCATCAGACGCAGATGCTTGCTCTTGGTGTATGACAGGGGCCATTTCTGTTGTAGCTGGTGAGGATTATGATGATGCAAGGTATCGTGAAGCCAGGTACCTACTTTTAGAAGCCATTAAGGATGTTACTGGGCTCATCTGCATAACCACCGAATTCAATGATGCACCCAACAGGTTACATCGTACTGTAATGCAAGTGTTGGATAGAGCGATTGAAATCGCTTGATCGTAGGTAGTTTAGTCCCATTTACAACCCGTAGGAGAATTACATGGCAAGAGCAGCATTCAAATTATCGATAGTCCCAACCAGTAAGGCTCAGATACCTTACGCAAGCAGTGGATACCGGTTCTTCAAGACTGAGTACGCTAGTGGTCAGCGTCCAGGTTACTGTAAGACATTAGAGTCTGCTACGATGGCCGCGATGCAACACTTGATGTATGACGGTTACACCAGTGCCTCCATCAGTTGTACAATAACTGGTGAGAGTGTGGCAAGGCTGAAGATGAATGAGAACCGCACAAAGGTTCAAATCATTTCAGAACGCGGCTGGAAGGTCGTTGGTCAAGAGTAGTCTTTAGATTACAGCCATGCAGGGCATCATAAGTGCCCTCATGATTGTGATTTAGCTTTAATAGGAGGAAGTATGTTTGTGAAATTAGAAGGTAAGACAGTTAAGGGGAGAAACAAGTTAAGAGAAGCTGGCAGTCCGAATCATTGGATTGTTACTGATAAAAGGGACTATGTATCATTCTCTGACAGAGTAGGTCCATGGTTACTTGTCAGACCAGACAACAATCAATCGGATAAGTCCAGGTGGGTCAATATGTTTGATGACTGGGACTTTGTAGTAAACATCCTTAATGTATAGGAAACATTATGTCCGAATCAGAGAAGATCTTTAATGATCTGGTTGGTAGACTGGTAAACGAAAAGAATGGTGCTTTAAGTAGCCTCATGCAAGATGCAGTAGATACTAGTGTGATGGATGCAGGTAACCTGGATCACGCTAGAGCTATTGCAAAAGAAATAAGAAGGCTGGGTGATACTATGAATACCCTAGCGCTAATTCTCAAGACGATGGACTTGCCACACTCGCTAGTCATGCGTACAGTAAGCATCATAAGAATACTGGAAGAACGCAGAGAAAACATAGCAGAAGTGCTGGTCGAACGTATACTAAAATAACAGGGGAAACATGGCGATTGAAGAATCTGTAGTATACTTTCTTTCAATTTCTTACCAATATCTTATAGCCGAGGATCACATGTCAACAGTTAGCAAAGAACTAGCGGAAGAAATCATGGCCAATGATGGCTACTACTCTGACGATGAAAGGGTCATGCAGATCATCAAGTACCAAAATATGTGGGGTGTTGAAGCCTACGCATTAGCCTATAGACGAGACGTGATGGCTAAGCGTTATCAAGCGTCTGATTACGTAATCAATCCTGAAATTATCTGGAGTGCAAAATGAAACTAGCCGATATACCTGAACTGTACAATGACACGAAAGTGTGGCAGATCCAAGGTGAACCCGTGAAGCTTACTGCATGGCAGAACTTCATGAAGGTCTTGGCCTTCAGGTTCTATGCTGCAAGGCTTGGAGCATTGATTGGTGAGCTGTTTGAAGAGCTCGATATCAAGGGTCTTGAGTTTAAGCTGAGTCGAACCACGTTTGACACTGATGCTCGATGGGCAGTTAAACATAGCTTAGAACTTCTAGAGCAAGGGAAGTTTGATATTGAAGACTTCAAGACTCGTTATCAGAAATGTCAGGCATACGCTAATGACATGATGGTAAGCTCTATCAACCCGTCAATAGGTCTGTATCTGCGTTATAAGGATCGAACTTATAGCCAGCATATCCATCGGGTTGACATCATTAGTGCCATTAAGATGAAAGATGGCCTGTCAGTCTTCAAGGCAGCCTTCCCTGATCTACTCTACAAGCTGGAATTCAATGACGTTCCGGAAGAGTTGAAGCTGATTCAGATTGAGACCAGGCAAGAGTTGATGCAAGCTTGAGGCTCAGTAAGATGGGTGGATTGCGCAGATTCATCCATCTTATATGAGGAATCCCTCACAATTAACCCAATTAGGAGTAGCACCATGTCTGCCTTTATCGTTATGTTTGTGTTGGTCGCGATCATTAACCTGAGCGCGTTCATCGGTTGCTTCTTGATTGCCATGAGCATCGAAGCCATCGAACGTTTTACCGCTTTTCGTAAGCCCCTGACCCGTCGTCAGGTGTTGGAAAAGAAGTCGGCGCTTACTGAGAAGGAAGCTGCTGAACTGGCTCGTATTGTTCGTGGTGACTGGCTTCGTAGCCAGCACTTCAGCGCCGTATGAGTGGTACGAGCTTCTGGGCTATAACAACAGTAGTTGTTGTTGTAGCTTTCGCGGTCTTCTTCTGGTTAGAGGACTTGTACATAAGGCATCTAGATAAAAAACTAGATGCTTTGATTGGCCTTAGAAAGGACTATCATGGCTACAACCCTGATCGTAGTCGGCATTCTCATGCTGATGGCAGCATACGCACTCCAAGTGAGTGAATCAAGATTCTTGTTCAACGAGATCTTCACGAAGGCAATGCGCCAACGTAAGAGCGAGTTGGAAAAGAAATCTGACCTCACAAAGGATGAGGAGATGGAACTCGATGGTCTGCTCACCAATGAGCGGATTACTCGTGAGTACATTTACTACTGTAAGAGGTAGTTTATGCAAGAAAGATGTGCGCAAAAGCGTCCATCTTATATGAGGAATCCTCCTCAAGTTAGTTTTACCATTAGGAGATTTACCATGGCTCACGCTCATGTGTTTGGCGCCCAAAACGTTACCAGCAACACTGTTGGTTTCATCTCGGGTCTGTTTCAATCGGTGGTTCAGTTCTTCAGGAATCTCCTGAGCAACCCCGTCGTGAAGTTCATCTGCTGGTCGCTGTTCTTCTACGCGATCATGACTGTGACCTTCAACGTTGCTTTGGCCCTCATGGGTTATAGCACCTACGCAGCCGTTGCGTCGTTCGCTGGTTGGGGAAGCGTTGTAGCCTTCGTAGCTGCCGCCATTCCTGGTGTGAATGCCCTGTCCATCGTGGCTGGTTTCGTTGGTTGGATCGTGGCCGCGATCTGCCAAAGTGCCATGCAAGCGATGACTGTACAGGCGTTCTACTGGGCGCTTGGTGCTGCACTCGTTGCCTACTGCGTGATTGTTGCCTACATCCGTGGACGTTAAGCATAAGCTTAGCTGACCCGTTGTAGTTAACATAAACACCTAAGGTGTTAGACAAGCTGATGTTATCAGCGAGCTTAGTCGAGCTAATCAGACTGTCAGGGTAAATGAACAAGCTAAGCGCTGCCCCGTTCGAAGTTAGTCTATATCTTAGAAATAGACTGTTATCAATGATAACAAAGCTGTAAACAGCGAGTTAGCCTGTAACTTAAACAGGCTGTTGAAGGAACTAGTACTTACAACAAAGCTGTAAACAGCGAGGTCCACCTGTACCTAAAACAGGGTTTGAGGGGAAATGACCCCATACGAACATCTTTTATTTTTTCGAAGTTGGGCCACTATTACGGAATAGGCCGTATGTAGTGTTATTACGTGTAAGGAGCTTATATGAGTGGTACCGGTACTGATTTCGGTTCTTTCTTGACTCGCTTGGCCAAGACAGACATGTCTCCTGCAACCGAGGAGACTATCACCAACTTGAAAGCTAAGTTGGAAGCTGAGAAGCAAGCGGAGATCGAGAAGAAGTTGCGTAGCATATACTTGGCTACCCAGCGTTACGTCAATGAGTTGCGTCAGAACAAGATGCAACGATTGGCCTTGCGTGCTGAGCTCACAAAGCTTGAGCAACAAGCCAACGACGTGATCGCTGGCAAGAGGTAGTGGATAGTGGATATGGTAAGGGCTCACAAGGCTCTTATCATATTTTAGTTCCGAAGATTCCGTAAGGATGAAACACTCACAAGGTGTAAACTAATGAGGGTGTAGCTGCCAGTGTGTTAAGGCCCGTGCGGTAGCCCAGTGTCCTAGTGACCAATCTCGTGCTAGCAAGTATAGCCTTGTGCATATACAATTTTAGTTCCTTATAACGGATAATATGTCCGCTATATAGACGAGTGTATGCATTCGAGTATGCTTTAAGGTTCCCTGAGAAGGGACATACAGACTACCTTAAGGTCTGCCCTCAACCACTGTTAGGAGAACTTTATGCGTGTTACCCGTAATATGATGGCCGCTCGTTGCAGCCAGTTGCAAGCCCAGTTGGATGCTCAGGGCAATCCTGGGCGTATCCGTCTGAAAGCTTCTCTGGCTGAAGCCTTGAAGAATATCGAGGCTCGTGACAAGAAGATCGAAGGTCTGAACTTGAAGATCACTAGTTTGGATCAGTCGGTTGATCGCCTTACCGACAAGAACAAGGAGCTCGAAGCTGCTATCAAGGCTACGAAGGAAGAAGCGTAGCTAGTAGTTAGTAACCGGTAGATACCACCGCAGAAGATGTAAAGGGCGTACTATTCCAAAGGTTAATCCCAATGGTATGTGATGAAACCGCCAACACAGCAATGTGATTATTTTCTTCTGGAACGGGTCACCTTTACTTATTAAGGAGAGGTAATGTATACTATTTGGTTTTCTTTAATTGAATGCCCTATTGGTTGGCAATTCCTTCATCTAGAAGTGAACACAACTAATGATGGTATTAAGCACGCCCAGGATGTTTGGGATAAACTCAAAGCAGGCGGTTTTTATATGAAGTCAGCGAGGCCCTAATGGTAGACCTTTCTAAGTACATGGATGACCCTATTCGTCGTAGGATTGAATCAAGAAATCTCTCGTTATCTATTGCAAGGAGAAATCTTGATGCAGTGATGCAGGAGCTAGAGTTTCTGATTAATGCCACGCCTACTGGTGATCGTAGGAATATCCTTACAGGTGTCAATATCTATCTGATATCAGCTAAGAGCGATCTGAATAGGCTTAAAGGTGAGACAATCAAATGATTTGTAATCACCTATTTGTTGATGGGTTTGGCATGATGGGTGATGCAGTAACTTGTGAACTATGCGGGCTATCTAAGTATCCTGAAGCTATACCTCTTGCTCTACGCGTTGCTAAAATCTTAGGTCGTTATATTCCTGAGAATCATCCGCAGTATCAAGAGCATGCTGAATTAGCAAGAATTGCTTTTAAGCGCAGATATCCAGAGGAAAGCTCATGAAAGGTTTATTCACAGAGAAGGAGATCAAAGAAAGAAAAGAGCTAAAAGCAAAGCAAGAGAGGTGTACGCATGAAGCATGGGTATACCCGCCAATATGCGAGAATGATGATGGTGGTTGGTATGAGCCAGCCCCCTATAAAAGGAGCACGACTGAAGATATAGACACAGGTCGCTTTAAATGTACCCAATGTGGTAAGGTATTCTACTACACTGGTCTTTGGAAGGAGCATTACGAAGGAAAGGATTGACCATGGGAATCTGGCTTGAATTAGGTTACGTAAATCAGGATTAGTTTAAATGAAAACATTTCTCAGCATAGTTCTCTTCATAGCAATGATGCCTTACGTACTCGCAGCAGTAGGGGTTGTTTACTCCTTTCTCGCTGTAGTAGTTACGACCGTCGCAGTTGGCTTACTTGCCGCTCTGCTTCTAGTTCTGGTAGTCCATGTGATTGCCAAATAACTCTTCGTAACAATCCACGAAAGGATACAGCATGAGAAATATATGGGAAAAGGAGCCGTTTCAAAATTAATTTATATATTTGCAGTAGCAGTTACCTCAGTTTATGTGATCAAGTTGATTATGTATTCTGTCGTAGCTGCTACTGCGATGACTTTAATTTATTTTGCCATTAGGGCACTCTTCTCATGAAGGAGTTAATTTGCATAAGGAGCTACTATACCAAATCTTTGAAGCTTTAATTGATAATGAGCAACATAAATTACCAGAATTAGAGTCATTAGGTGGCTTAAATAAGGATGAAGCAGAAGCTTTAATAAATAGATCAGTAGAAATACTAGCAAGGATCATAGAAAGTGAGATGCCTACACCTGAACTAATAGGTTATCTAGGCAAGAAGTGTCATATGGCTGGCAAGGTTTACAATGTAAGAGATTGGCCTTTACTAGGCTCATTCTTACTACTAGTATTCCATATGTCAGGTATACTGATAGTAGAGATTAATGAAGATAATGAGGCAGTACTAGTAGATGTAGATATAAAGGCTATACGTGAACTTTGGAATACAACTAGAGTTGCACAAACAGCTATTAAACCTACACTAGTACCAAGTGAGGTAACTAAGGATAGTATCTTTAGAGGATTAAAGAAGGCTAAGAAAGCTTTTAAGTCAGAGGATAATCACACATTAGTTAGAACACTTAATAAAGCAGCTAAAAGAGCCTGGACCATAAACAAGGGTGTATTGAGCTTAGCTATCAAATTAAGAATAACTAATGGTAGAGTTATTACTAATTACCTTAAGTCTAAGTCATCTGAAGCATCTGATTCTAAGCGATTGATGATTAACAGAATCATTGACTTAGCAATTGAGTTCAGTCAGAACAAATTTTATAGTAATTACTTTGTTGATTTTAGAGCAAGATTATACCCTTATACAGGATTCTTACATGAGCAGAGTCATGATCTAGCTAGGTCTTTACTAGTACTAGATAATGCATTGCCTCTTGGTAAGAATGGTTTTAACTGGATTAAACACGGTTTAGCTTCACACTTTGCAGGTGCTACTACCTTTGGCGTTAAGTCAGATAAGCTATCATTTAAAGATCGCATTGTCTGGGTAGATAGTCTCTCAGATAAGTTTAGGGCATACGCTAATAACGCTATAGATGATGATGGTTGGGTAGTAGCAGATGAGCCTTGGCAGTTTATAGCTAAGTGTATTGAGTATGATAATATACTTAAGTGGGCTGAATCAGGTAATGAGATTGAGAACTATCAGTGTAACGTGATTTGCTTTGTGGACGGTTCCTGTAACGGATCACAGCACTTAGCAGCATTAACTCGTGATGAAGTATCCGCTAGTCACGTTAACTTAGTAGACAGAGATACTCCAGGTGATCTATATGCTTATGTAGCTGCATTCGTGTGGCGTAGAATTGAAGAGTTAGCTCAAGAAGCGATAGGTCTAGAACATGTAGTTGATCTGGTAATAGAGCTTAGAAAAGCAGCTAGGTATGCTGATAACAAAGAGCCAGCACGTAATGCTCTTAAAGCTTATGTAATAGAGAATAAAGAAGTGATAGCTAGAGCAGCACCTTTGTTCTGGAGTAGATTTCAATCAGTTGGTGAGCGTAGAAAGATTTGTAAGAGAAACGTTATGACGATGGTTTATGGCGTCACGAGATATGGTGCTGGTAACCAAATCATGGAAGATGCGCCTAAGCATAACATTGCAGGTTTAGAATTCATGGATAACACTTGGGCTATTCAGCTTGGTAACCTGATATACAATACCATGTATGAATCAATGCCTAAGAGTACTGCACTGTTAAAGGTATTTGAGACTGCAGGTAAGCGTATAGGTACTCTAGGTAAAGAGCTAACCTGGACAACACCTAATGGCTTTGTAGTAATTCAAGATTACAGTATCAGTTCTAAGTTCACATTAGGTGTACCGTTTGATGGTCAGATCATTAAGGCTGTAGGCTTTGATGATGAGAATCAGATACAGATACCTAGTAAGCAGAAGTCGGGTGCAGCTCCTAATGTAGTACACAGTTTAGATGCAGCACATTTAATGAGAGTAATAGATAACTGTCCAGGTGATGTAGTAACAATCCATGATTCATTTGGTAGTGTACCAGGTAACATGGACAACTTATCCAGAGTGGTTAGAGAACAATTTTATTCGTTATACAAAAACAATCCTTTACCTGGGTTGTTAGATCAGTTAGGTGTAAGTGACATACCTATCGAGTATGGTAGTTATGATGTAGTAGAAGTACTTAACTCTGAATTCTCATTCCTATGAGAGAAAGGTTTCTATGATCAAGCTTGAATCAGATCTAACGAAGCTAGAAGCTCAGGTTAATAGTAGCATTATACCGGCAGTAATAGTAACAGATACATTATTTATGCTAATGTCTGTTGCTGAAGTTAACAATAAAGCTTTAAGCTTACTATTAAAGTCAGAAGACCCTAAGGTATTAGATCTAAGTGCTTACTTAGGCGGCAATGTATACGTTGTAGAGACATATCTGGATTTGTATCAGGTAAGAGGACTTAAGAAAGCTAGTACTGAAACCGCTAGTATACTAGATGGTGGCTATATCTTTGATGTAGCTGAACGCTTTGATGAATACATTAAATTAATTTTAATTAGTAATAATGGTGGTGGTAATACATTCTTTGTCCCTACCTTGTTTATACCTAGCTGTATGTATTTGAATATGGCACTTAGGGAGCGCAAGAATGTTAGTAACGGTTAATCGTATAGACACTGATGAGCCGGTATCTAAAGAGCTCGATGTAACTCAAGAGCAAATAGATGCTTGGCAATCTGGTGGATTAGTACAAGTAGTATTTCCTAACTTATCAATTAGTGATCGCGAGTTCTTACTTACAGGTTTGAGTGAAGAAGAGTATGACAGGTTAATGGGTAGTGATGATGAAGGTTTACCGCTAGATGATGCGGAAGCGTTAGCATCAGCAGGTCGTGGCAGTGATGAGGACTACCGCCCTGATTTGTTTGATGACATCCCCTATTAAAACCTCGAAGGAAGTCAAGTGACTATTCTTAAAAATGTAACAGTTCGTTATTGCAAGCTGAATCCTGCTCGTCCTAATACTAAACAGAATAAGGATGGTGAGTGGTCTGTACAAGCTTATACTCGTGATAAGGCTCAGAAAGATGATTGGGTATCTAAGGGTATTAAGGTTAAGATAGGTGAGGATCCCACTGGTATTCTCTACAGTGTTAACTTCCGTAAGAAGGCTATTAAGAAAGATAAGACTGCTAGTGCCCCACCTGAAGTAGTAAATGCGAAGCGTGTAGCTATCGACGCCACTACTGTAGGTAACGGCTCTATTGTCAATCTTCGTTTGTGGCCGTATGAGTATGTATTTGAGGGCAAGAAGGGTACCGCATTTCAGCTGCAAGGCCTACAGGTCTTGAAGCACATTGTCTTCCGCCCTAAGCCGTTTGAAGGCTTTGAAGAGGAAGAAGATACTGAAGTCATCGAGCCTGAAGAGATCGGTGATGATGATGAACCAGGTGATGGTGAAGCCACTCCTGATGTTAAGTGGTAAGCATCATGAAATATTCATTTAAGCTCTGTAAGGCTGATGGTACCTCAGGTGAGGAATTCATTAAGCTAGGTGAACGTTACTCTGCAGGCTTTAGGCTTGAATCAGGTGAACACTTATTAGTCGTAAATAACGTTACAAATGAAAAGAGCTCTATTGGCAACAATGCATCTCTTGGAAAGTTTATTAAAGATTACTACTATGATGGTTGGGATCCTCTAGCTGAGCATAAAGAACTTAAAGATCCTCTTTTTTATCCAGCAGGTAAGGTATCTCAGATTCCAGCAGGTGCAGAAATTAATGCAACTAAAATAGCTGATATACCAGTTACTAGTGCTCTTAAACTAGATAAAGATTTTGATAAAGCTGTTAATCCAGCTCATTATAAGAATTACTTTCAGAACTATCAGTTCCTTGAAGTGATGCAGGATGTCCTTCCAGATGTTGATAGTGCAGTGTTATATCTAACGCTTAAGTACTTGGCTCGTAGTGGAAAGAAAGATGACAGGCGTCAAGAAGCACTCAAGGCGTTATGGCATTTGAAGTTCTACACAGCACGGCTAATAGCTGGAAGAAACATCAAGATATCTGAAGTAGATGAGATTCTAGCAGCAGCTAAGTAGTAGTAACAGTGGGCTGGTGTAATAGCTGGCCCACTTAACATAGTGAGGATATATGGATGCTATACGTGGGTTCTACGGTTCCAATAGATTCTTATCCAATTTTTACCCCTCAATAATTACGTATGAAGGCATTACCTACGAAACAGTAGAGCATGCTTACCAAGCAGCTAAGGTTGAGAGTAAAGAAGATAAGCTTAGAATAGCTAACTCAGCAACACCAGGTGAAGCTAAGCATCTAGGTGGTAATGTACTTATGGTATCTAACTGGTATGTGCTTAGAATAGATACAATGACTAAGTTTGTTAGGCTTAAGTTTAATACACACTTCTCGTTAGCACTTAAATTAATTGCTACAGGAGATGCTCAGCTAGTAGAGACTAATACCTGGGGTGATAAGTTCTGGGGTGTCTATAAGGGTGAAGGTAAGAACACTCTTGGCAAGATTCTAATGGTGGTTAGAGACGAAGTTAAAGGTAGAGAAAATGCAATACATACTGAGTGAAGAAGAGTATCGGAAACTCAAGTCTATACAAGATATTGAGCTAGCTATACAAAAGAAGGAACTACAGGATCTATGCACTAAAATAGCAGATACTATGCCAGTAATTATAGAGTGGTCTAGTGATCCAGAAGTGCCTAAGGTATGGGGCTGTATTCTAACTAGAAAATCAGGTTATTGTGATAGGTGCCCGGTAAGGTCTATATGCCCATGTTCTTATAAAGACTTTAGTCAATGAGAATCCTCTTCGATACAGAGGCTAATGAGCTACTCAGAAAGGTAACTAAGTGTTGGTGTCTAGTAGCTAAAGATATTGATACCAATGTCATTAGTGTGTTCCTTGATCCTGCGGATGAAGCAGCGCTCTTTGAAACACTTACACCTACAGAGAAAGCAATCCTTAGCCCCTTAATAGAACATGACATTAGCTGGCAGGATTACTTGTATAAAGCTAAGTTGCTCATTGGCCACAATATTATCAATTATGACTTAAATATGCTGAAGAAGTTATTTGGATGGGAGCCTAATCCAGATACTACTATTCATGATACTCTGCTCTTTAGCCAGATGCTTAACTTTAGGCGATTTGGTTTTAGAGGACACAGCTTAGAGCTATGGGGTGAGTTCTTAGAAGATCATAAGATAGCATTCAATGATTGGACACATCTATCATTCGATATGATCGTTTATTGTATTCAGGATGTTAACTTAAATCATAGAGTTTACAAGATACTAATTAAAGAATTCGTTAAGCAGAATAACAGAAATCCTTTGATAAGTGTAAGCCTTAGAAATGAGCATACAGCTGCTAGATTTATGGCAGAGTCAGAGCTAGAAGGCTGGTTGTTTGACAGAGTAGCAGGTGAGAAGCTGCTAGCTGAGATGGAACAAGAGCTTAGGATAACTGAAGACATAATTGAACCTACAATGGGCTTTAAGATCATTGTTAAGGATGCAGTTGGTCTAGGTTCATTTGAAGCTGAGCCTAAGAATAGGAATGAGGAAGGTAATCTTATACCACATAGCGTTTACTTTGCTAATGATACCTTCTATGCAGTACCAATGAAGGCACCTAAGTGGATTAAGAGTGGCTTATATTCAGCACATATAGCTAGTTGGTTTGGTGTAACACAAGAGTCTGGTCTATATAGCGATTGCCTAGTAGATGGTCCTTACACTAGAATTACATTTGAGCCACGTACATTATCATCACCTACAGATGCTAAGGTATGGTTAAGGACTATTGGTTGGGTAGCAGATGACTGGAACTTCAAACAGAATCCTGTAACAAGGAAGCTTGAGAAGACATCTGAAAAGATTAGTGAAAGCTCTCTATTACTATTAGGTGCTATTGGTGAGTTGTATAACCGATACCTAACTACTAACTCAAGAGCTAATATCTTACGTGGTTGGATTAGAGATCTGGATGAGAATAATATGCTTCATGGTGGTGCTATGTGCTTTGGTACACCCACTGGACGTATGACTCATAAGACTATTGCTAATATACCTACAGTAGAAAGTCTCTGGGGTAAGGAAGTAAGGTCTCTATTCTTAGCTGATCCAGGTACTGTAGTAATAGGTTGTGACTCTGAAGGTAATCAAGCTAGAGGCTTGTGCTACTATTTAAAGAACCCAGAGTTTACTGATATCATTATGCATGGAGATGTGCACCAGGCTAATGCGGATAAATTAACTGCTATTGCAAGAGCAATGGGTGAGCTTAAGTGGGATCAGTCTGTAGCACGCAAGACTGCTAAGCCTTTCTTCTATGCATTGTTATTTGGTGGCGGCGGTGATAAGCTAGCATTAATTGTATTTGGTAAGAGAAGCTCTAGAGGTAATGAGCTTAAAGAAGCATTCATTAATGCTATACCTGGATTTGCAGAGCTGAATGATAAGCTTAATGATGATTACCGTAGATTTAAGGGTAAGCTAGGTTTCAGTAAGATTATAGGTCTTGATGGTGCATTGATCTACGTAGACTCACCACATAAATCTTTGAACTACCTGCTTCAGAGATTCGAGAGTATTACAGTTAAATCAGCAATGCACTATATGATCAAGAAGTTTAAGGCAGAAGGTATCAAGTATAAGCCTCGCATAATATATCACGATGAGACACAGTTTCTAGTTGATAACGATCCTGAGATCATAGCAAGGGCTAAAGCTATCTCTGAGGAAGCATTTACTGAAGCAGCTAAAGAGTTTGGTGTGATGATAACCAATGGTAAAGCCAAGGTAGGCAGAAATTGGGCAGAGACGCACTAGAAAGGAGTTTAAAATGAGTGATACATTTGATCATGAGTTAGATGCACTACTTGATGGATTTGAAAGAGCTGATGGTGAAGATGTATTTAGATGGCGTAGGTATAGAAGCTATCATGCACCACGTTGGATCATGTGTAAGCGCTGTTATAGAAATGGTCTGACATGGATGCAAACTAATACTGGTTGGCGATTGTTTGAGAAAGGAGTAAAACATGAGTGTCCACCAGATACTAGTGGCTTAGAAGTATGGAAGCCTGACCAAGGAGTAAACCATGAAAGGCAACGAAACAAACAAAAAGTTATTAGAGAGACAAAGAGCTAGTACTATCAGATGCGTTCATTGTAAGTTATTCTTCACAGAGTTAGGTATCTTAAGACATGAGGATAAATGCCGAGTGAAGAATTCCTGGAACGTTCAAAACCTGTTACGTATCGCATAAAGGAAATGATATGCCTGCATTAAACACGGATACTATCTACGATAAGCTTGAATCAGGTAAGATAGTAATTACTGATACTATGCGTCTGAATGCATTGCAGAAGATGCTGCCAGCCTTTAACCCTGAAGATGTATCAGAGAAGTTTAAGCTTATTATTAGCGTTAACGAAGAAGAGAATCCTCCAGTAGAATATGTTGTTGAAGCTGTTAGCGAAGAGGGCGGTGAACCTATTGCTCTTGGTGCTAATATCCGAGACTTAATTGATGATATGATAATGACACAAGCAGCCTTTGGTGATGATATTATTACATCATGAGTAAAACTAGCATTAAACTTAAGCAAACTATTACAAGAGCTATTGATAGCAGTGATAGGCTTGCTGCATTAGATAGGCTGTGTGGGTACTATCAGAATGGTACTCAACAGACTGTTAAGATTATTCAAGATGATGCTACTCAAACAGTTATTCTTAGTGTACACGGTAAGGACATAGTTACCGGTAGTTCACTAGAAGCAGCACTGGAGGCATTAATTAAGAAGCAGGAGGAAGAGGATGCACACATCTACTAAATGGCTAGGCTGCCAGGAATGTGATGTAGTATTCCAGTGCTATGATGGTGAGACTAAATGCATTAGGCTAGAGAGTCCAATAAAAAGATATCCTTCGTTTCCAATAGGAGCAAAGGTATTGCATATTAGATCTGGTAAAACGTATGAGATACTTAGCACACCAGATATAGTTAGGATTGAATCAGTTAATATACCAGCTTATGCTTATAAGGCTAAACATGATACTATCATCTGGGTACGCCCACAGTCAGAGATGGAAGACGGTAGATTTAGGCTACTTGCCGATAAGTAATCATTCAACCCCATATAGGAATAATCATGCAATTCGGATATGCTGGCGTTCAGTTCACCAACGACGACAATGGTAACAGCAAAGCTTATACCTATAAGTACCCGTTGGACCTTACGTTAAATATTGGTGATATCGTTGTTGTACCAGTTGGTGCTAAGTTCCGGCCCACTTTAGGTACTGTTCTCGGTGTCAAGACTGAGATCGTTGAGAATCCCAAGATTAAGTATAAGTACATTATTGACAAGGTTGACTTCACACTGTACAATACTATTCAACAATGAGCTATCATAAATACTGGCCAATTGTAGAAGCAGTAGCAAGTTTATCTAAAGATCCTAAGCGTAAAGTTGGTGCAGTAATCTTTGATCGTAGTAATGATATTATTACCAGTGGTTATAATGGTTTCCCTAGAGGTATTAAAGATAGTTTAGATCGTGTATTTGATACAGAGCTTAAACTAAAGTTAACAGTTCATGCAGAGCAGAATGCTATTAGCAACGCTGCTAGGTTGGGTATAAGTACCCGAGGTAATAAGATGATGGTTAACCTTTGCCCATGTTTCAACTGTGCTAAGGCCATCATTCAAGCAGGTATAGTAGAGGTTATTTGCCCTAATACACCACTGGATGAGCCTAATAGTAAGTGGGCTAAAGGTGGTACTGAGGCATTAGAGCTATTTGCTGAAGCAGGTGTGTATGTTTACTTTGTAAGGAGTGCTAATGATAATACCCAAGGAAGCTAAAGCAGTAACTAAGCTTAATAAAAGAATTAGACGAAATCTTGCTTTAAAGTATATTGATTCTCACCCATCAATAGGCTGGGATAGATTACGAGATCAGATAGAAGCTTCTATCTACTATAGCATTGTACTATCTGAAACAGCTATACTAGCATCTTTTAGCGACAATGAGAATTGGAATAAGAATACTATACATAATACTTTAATGAATCTAGGTTTTAAAGTAGATTTTTCTTGTAGCTCAAGCCCTGTTAATGAAAGGTGGACAATCAAGTGGAAGTAGGCTAGCGTGAGCTCTACTAGAGAGCAAGCACGTTGGGTAGAAATGATGGAGGCCTGCTATGACAAGGGGTCTCCGTTATATCCAATCAATGGTAGAATAGGTATATATGTATCAGATAATTGGCATGTCTTTGATAGGTTTATTCATGATGTGGGTCCGATGCCGGGTAGTAACAGTTATCTGGATAGGACACCAGGTACAGGTTGCTACGACCTAACTACCACTGGGTGGCGAGTAGGTAAGGAGAGAAGGCTAGCCTATAAGGGTCTGTCTATGACAGTAACTGATTGGGCTAAGCATCTTGAAATGCCTAAAGCTACCATTACCCAACGAATACGACATAACCTTAAGATTGACAAGGTACTCTATAAAGGTACGCTACCTAAGAAAGACATTGAAGGTGTTAGATTTGGTATGCTACTTGTAACAGACTTTGCATACACAGTTAGAACTAATTCATTCTGGAAATGCAAGTGTGATTGTGGTAATGAGATTAAGATAGCATCAATGGTACTACAGACTAATAAGCTTAGATCATGCGGTTGTGTACCAGCTGATGAAGTATCACTATGCCCTGACAAGTTTAAGGTAGATGGTAAGATAAGAACTCTTGCCTGGTTGTCTAACAACTATCAGGTGCCTAAGATGGTAATTAAGGCTAGAGTTAGAGCTGGGTTACCGATGGATGTGGTATTAGGCTTAGAGCCATTACCATACAAGTTTAAAAGTGTTAGATTGATGTCTAAATTGACAGGTATTGCAGAAGCTACCTTAAGACATCGCATGGAATTAAATGTAGACCCTGCTACATTAAAGAGCCCCTTGAGAGTGCAAACAGGTAAGATATATGAGTATGATGGTTTAGCTATGACCTTAGATGGTTGGGCTGAGTATCTAAAAGAGAACGTCGCTAGCTTACGAGCAAGGTTACATTCTGGTTGGACCTTCGAGGATACAATCAAAATACCTGTAAGGAAGCGAAATGGATCTGCCTAAAATATTTAATAGCCCACTAAGCTGCATTGATGTTACTAAGATACTGGATATAATCCATGAAGAGTCTTACATAGCAGCTTGTGAGATAGATAGCCCTAATAGCGCTGGTTTTGATTCTATGCGCGATAAGATGAAGGAAGATTACATCAATAGGTTTTATGGTGGTTTAGCGCTTGCCATACTTAAACAAAGTCCAAATCTGTTAGAGTTGGGGCCTAGTGTTAAAATATCAGTAACGTATAGAGTCGAGGTACTAGCACATAAAGAATGGCAAGTAGAATTAACTAATAATGACTTTGAAGTTTGCAAGAAGTTTGCAATAGCTACCAGACGAGATTTAATTGAAGCCGAGTTCAAAAGGAGCAATCATGATACTAAAGGACCCAAAGTTTAACTACACTACTGAGCGCTTTAAGCGTGAGTCCAGTATTAATATAGACAGACATGGTTGGATAACTCGCCATAAAGGTCGTAGTAATCTAAGCAAGTATGTCTGGTTAAGCTTAATAGCAATCGCAGTAGTTGTACCCTGCTACTTACTAATGAAAGGCTAATATGCCATCACTTGATCTTGACAATCTTAGCTGGACAGAATCACCTAGGAAGATAGAGTTTGGTGCTGATATGGTTATAGCTGATGTAGCTATTACTCAGAATGAGACTCTAACTTTATTTACAACTAAGGAGGGTATGGAGCTCATCAAGGGCTCTAAGTTTGATAAGTATACTGATATCGTAGACTACGCTCACCCATTGATTGCTATTCAGAAGACGCTGAAAGAAGTTGATGAGTTGTGTAATAATAACAGTCTTAAGGAGGCTAAGAAGCTAGTTGAGTCTTTACCGATAGTACTAAAGGAGTTACAACAGAATCTTAATAAGATGATTGAGACTAACAATCAACGCCAAATGGATCTGTTGTTTCCAGGAGCTGCTTAAGTGGAACCCGATTGGAATGACCAGTCAGTTGAACCGGAGATAGAATTAAATAACGTAGAGCTACTAATAGATGGTGATGTCATAGCTTATGGGGCACTCTGGAACCGTTGGGGAAGTGTCTTTGACGGTCCTGAGAAACAGTTTACACCAGAAGAGGATCAGAAGTATCTAGTTGATGGTATACTCAATGTTGATAAGATTATTGAGTGGCTTAAGGATATGGTCTACACTGACACAGCTAAGATAGCTATTAAGGGTGACCATAACTTTAGGTATGATGTATGGCCAGATTACAAGAAGAGTCGTAAGCAGAATAATAGACCTATTAAAGCTTTTGTACAGGTCTTAACTGAATGCTTAGAGACCAGGCATAAAGCTGTCAGAGCTCATGGTAAAGAATCAGATGATCTGCTAGGCATCTGGCGTGAAGATTCTATATCCAGAGGTAAGACTCCAGTTGTAGCTTCCATAGATAAGGATCTGCTATGTTTTTCTGGTGTACATCTGAGGCTACCTAAAGGTGTTCTCTATACTTCTGACGCTAGAGAGAAAACTAAGATTATTACTGTATCACAATGGGATGCTGATTACTTTTATCACAAACAATTACTTATGGGTGATCCCACTGATTCAATTCCAGGTCTACCTGATATAGGTCCTAAGCGAGCTGATGCTATTCTTAGTGCATGTAAGACTAAAGAAGAGCTTCAGTATATGGTATGTTATGCTTACAAGCAGCTTATTGGAGAGAAGTGGAAAGAAGCTTTACTGATCACAGGTAAGTTGATTACTTTGTGGCCTCGTCCTGACTATGAGTTTAACTTGGAGGGTTGGAATGGAGTCTCATGAAGTTCAAAGGTTATTAGAAGTTATCAGACTATTTGGTCTAACTATTGAAGATCTTACTATTGTGCTTAGTAGCACTAATGAAAGACTTGCAGCTTTATCAGAATCAATAGATTCTCTTAAAAACGTTACCAATGAGTTGATAATCATAACCAATGAAAGGACTAGCCGTGGACTATAAAGGCGCTTCCTATCTTGTTAACTATGACAAGATATTTGATTATGCACAAGAGCATAGGCTAGACTATAATGCTTTGTGTAAGATGATCAATGAATCTATCACTATTACAGTAGACCTTGATAATAAGCTTAAGAAGATTGATGGAGAGCTTAGTCGTGTAATGCATGAAACAGCTGGTGCAGTATCTATGTGTTGGGACCCTACGCCTACTGGTGTGTTTGATGGCGGTAAAGCTGGTGAGTTCTGTGCGAAGGGTATCCAGGAGTTACGTGATATCTTTAAAGAAGAAAGGCCAAATGTAATTACTACAATTAAAGAAGGCTTGTGGGAACACATTAAGAATGATACTGGTTGGAACGAACAAGGTATGCTTCGTAATAGGTCTTACTCAGGTCAGGCTCATACGTTAAAAGGTACTAGAGGCCAAACTGCAATTAGTGGTATTACTTTCAGAGATCTACGAGACTGCTATATCCGAGCTTTAATCATGAGCCATGAGTACTACCAAAATGGTACTATCAATAAGATACAACCTAACGCTGATCTAATAGATG